GAGCAGTGTTTTTGACACATCTGACCCTGGAACTGGTAAGACGCGTCCAAGCATTGGGGCGTTCGTTGAACGGCGTAAGGCAGGTGGCGGTAAAGCTTTGGTACTCGCTCCTAAGTCTATTTTACAGCCTGCGTGGGGCAACGACATAAGCAAGTTTTTCCCAGGCACCAGATACATTTGTGCGTACGCAACAAACCGTAAGAAAGCGTTCGACATGGACGTCGATATTTACATTACTAATCATGACGCTGTAACTTGGTTAATGGGAACTCATGACGAAGTTCAAAGTAATGGAAAAACAAAAAAGGTACGTAACATCCCAGACTCCTATTGGAATGACTTCGACACTATAGTCATAGATGAATCGACCGCATATAAAAATCAAAATGCCAAACGCTCTAAAGCAGTTTACAATCTTGCGAAGAAGTTTGATCACAGGCAGCTCTTAACTGGAACACCAAATCCAAACTCAGTCACTGAGTTCTGGCACCAAGTTAAACTGCTCGACGATGGTGAGTCATTAGGTACTTCGTTCTGGAAGTTTCGCAGCGCTGTGTGTGAGCCAGTTCAGGTTGGCCCTAGTACAAACCATATTCAGTGGAAAGACAAACCTGGCTCAGAGCATGCGGTATACGCCATGATCGATGAAATGACTATACGTCATGAGTTTGCTAAATGTCGTGCCGCTGAAGCAGAGTTGTTTGGAGCTCCATATAAGGTGTACTACAACTTGCCTTTACGAGCGTCGAAGCAATACGCGGACATGCTCGATGTGGCAGTGACTATGCTCAATGACGGATCTATATTATCTGCCCAGCAGGCATCAACAGTTCACCAAAAGCTCATGCAAATGGCATCAGGTGCTGTGTACAAAGAAGACGGGACATACTCACTGCTAGACAGCGGACGTTACGAGCTAATCATGGATTTGATTGATGCACGCAAGCAATGCGTAGTTGCGTTTCAGTGGCGTCACCAACGTGAAGAAATGGAAAAAGCCGCAAAGAAGCGCGGGTTCACGTTTGCTTCTATAGATGGCAGTGTAAACGATACTAAGCGACAAGAGGCTGTTAAGGGATTTCAAGATGGCAACATCAAAGTTATCTTTGCCCACCCACAATCAGCTGGACACGGACTTACACTCACAGCTGGCACAACGACAATCTGGGCGTCACCAACATACAACTCAGAACATTACATACAGTTTAACGCCCGTATCAATCGTGCTGGCCAGACAAATGAAACTGAGACAATATTGGTGTGTGCTGAAAACACTGTTGACGAGAAAGTTTACGATCGACTAGATAGCAAACTAAGCTCTATGCAACTGCTACTTGATCTACTTGGAGATTAATATGACTGAAAAACAAACGCTTACCACTGCCGATTTGATAGCTAGGTTGGTTGACATTAGAGAAGAGAAGCGTAAGATCAAAGCTCGCGAGAAAGAGCTGAACGACGAATGGCGATCTCTCGAGTTCGAAGCGTTAACGCGCCTCGACGACCAAGGCATGGACAAGGCCTCATCAAAGAGGGGCACCATCAGTATAGGTGAGACAGTCCTGCCACAGGTAATAGACTGGGATACTTTCGGTGAACACATTATCCAGACTGACGCGCTTTATTTGTTGCAACGGCGACCAGCCGCGGCAGCGTATCGCGAGTTACTGGAATCTGGAGAAACCGTACCAGGTGTAGACTCTTATATACAACGTAGTATTAATCTAAGGAAAGCGTAATGGCTAAAGAGAAACAAACCCTTCCAATGAGTTTGGAAGACGAGATCAAGAAGCAGCTACAAGCCCAACGAGGACAACTTGGAGCACTGCCTTCCAATAAGATCTCAACAAAAGGTAAAGAATTTACTCTCCCCAATGGACAAAAAGGCAAAGAAATCGAAGTTGTCATTCTCGATTTTGTCTGGTTCATGGTGAACTATCCTGGCGTGTACAACGCCAACAATCCTCAGCAACCAAATTGCTTTGCAGTTGGCCGGGAGAACCCAGCGAGCGGCGAGCTTAAGCCACATGAAGACGCGGCAGACCCGCAGCACACTGATTGCAAAGATTGCCCCAAGAACCAGTGGAAGTCTGCACCTTCCGGCAACGGCAAGGCCTGTAAGAACCAACGACGTTTGGCCGTGCTGCCACCTGACGCAGACGCTGGCGCTGAGCCCATGTCACTCTATGTATCGCCCGGCGGCCTTAAGCACTTCGATGCGTATGTCTCGCGGTTAGCATCCGAGCACAATATGCTTCCAGTGCAAGTAGTCACCAAGATCTCTTTCGACCCAGATCAGACTTACCCGTTACTGCGATTTGAGATGGTTTCCCCGAATGACGATTTACAGTTGTTCTGGAGCAAGCGAGACAGTGCACAGGATCTTCTGTTCCGGCCGCTTGAAACAGAGAAATCTAAGGTTGCATGAGTACAGAGTCCAACTACTGGCAGGCACTCCGTAAGAGGCTGAAAGACCGAGTATACACTTGGAAGATCAATGCCTCATACGTGAGAGGGGTGCCTGACTGGTGGGCTTCTGGGCTCTATCAGGACCTGTGGATCGAGAATAAAAAGATAGACAGGATACCAGTCCGACTTGATCTCACAGAGCATAAAAAACATCTTACCTTGCACCAACAGCAGTGGCTGGAAGATAGGCACTCAGAGGGAAGACACGTCGCAGTAGTGGTATTCAGTCCCGAAGGGCATATATATCTCCCTGGTCTTTCCTGGCAGCAGCCAATAAGCCGGCTGACATACACAAGCCAAATGATGAGCATGAACGAGCTCTCAGATCATATCGTTGAAATTTTGGGTGAAAAGAGTAAAATAGCCCCATGAAAGAATTATCGCGCTTCCCCAAAGGCCTCTGGTACGAGGTACCCCGTCGACGCTACCGGGTGAGAAAGTATCACAACCAGGTTGTCTATGGACCTTGGTACTTTCGCACGCTCGACGGCGCTATGGCAAAGTTGAGTGAAGTTAATCAAATGATAGCTCTTATACCAAAAGCTAAGAGGCAATACGCGCCAACCACAGAAGGAGAACAATGAAGTTTGAAAGACTGGAAGTGAGGGGCGTACGAGAGGTAGCAGATGCATGTGAAGTCGTTGAAGACGATGAGCTTGCGGATTTCTTCTCGATTTACGGGCATGATGACGCCGGCTTCGCGCATTGCATTGGTGATTTCACCACTCGCGGTGCAGCCGAAGATATAAAACGTGCGCTAATGCCCGCCTAAGCCCGGCAACCCCCCAGCCGGCAACGCTTGGCCCTCTTCGGAGGGCTTTTTTTTTATTCGGAGAAACTATGATTATTTACGAAGGACCGTCGTTGCTAAACGGCGACCCGATAGTAGCGATTGCGACAGGAATGGTAACCCCCTCGACCAATCGCAAAACTGGGCCGATGATTCAGACTTGGATCCTGGCCCAAAACGAAGCACCACATACTGCGGTCAAGAGCGGCAATGATGCAGCAGTCTGCGGGGATTGCCCAGCGAGAGGTAAGTGGTGCTATGTAACGACCTTCCAGGGACCTCGGTCTATCTGGGAGTCGTGGAAGCGCGGCGGATATCCATTATTCAGCTCAGACAGCTTTGCTGGGAAACCAGTGAGGTTTGGTGCATATGGAGACCCCGCTGCGGTTCCTTTCGAGGTCTGGGATGCCATTGGCTTCCAGGCTTCGATGGTCACAGGTTATACACATCAGTGGAAGACCTGTGACCCCCTACACAAGCACTACTGCATGGCCAGTGTTGACACTGAAGCCGAAGCCTTAGAAGCAAGAGACAGAGGATGGCGCACGTTCCGCTTAGGAACTAAGTCACGACGTGACGAAGTCATATGTCCTGCTAGCGAGGAAGGAGGTAAGAAGCTGACATGCATGGAGTGCGGAGCGTGCAACGGCACATCACAGGGACGTAAGTCTCACATCGTAATTGAAGCGCATGGCGCAAAGACAAAGAGGTTTGAAGAATGGATAAGCTCCCAGCCGGAAAGTATTACATAGGTGATCCTTGCTACGTGATCAGTAAATGGGACGACTACCTTGGGGAGTTCTGGGCAACTACTGAGTACGGAGCGCGAGGTGGCATGTTTGATTTCGATGGACACACATGCGCAGCGTTCTACACGAAGTATGGTGACGGACAGTACCCTTTCGAAGGAGTGAACCTTCCTGTTGACTCCGGGTCGATCGGTGCTATTCCCCTCGTCCTATGTGACCGGGGATGCGCTGAGATGAGCGGGGCAGTAGTGCACATGAATGAAGAGTTTAGATGTACCGAGAAAGACGGACGGCTCCATTTCGGAGACCGTGTTGTAGATACCAATGATGAGGAAGACGACTATGAGTCATGAGTTAGATTTTACAAAGGGCGTAGCAGCAATCGCCTACACCGGAGAGACACCTTGGCATGGATACGGAGAGCGACTGGATCCGGGGCAGCCACTTGAAACCTGGCTTACTAGAGCAGGTATGGATTACGAGGTTACAGAGTCTCCTATCTTTAACAACAGGTGGATTACCAACGAGAACATAGGAGCGTCAGTCAAACGGCTTGCCGCCCAGAACTTTCTCTCGTTCAAACCTATCCCTGGCAAGAAGATCCTGACACGTAGCGACACAGACGGCATCTTGTCTATTGTGTCCGATCGATACAACGTAGTGCAGCCTCGAGAAGTTATGGAGTTCTTCCGTGACCTGGTTGAAGACCAAGGCTTCGAGATTCACACTGCCGGGGTACTCAAAGACGGCAACCGTGTGTGGGCGCTAGCTAAGACCGGTAAAGACTTCGAGATTGACGGAGACAAGGTAGAGGGCTACTTGATGTTAGCTACATCTTACGACGGCAAGTTCAGTACCACTGCGCAGTTCACAAGTGTACGTGTAGTGTGCTGGAACACGCTAAGTTGGTCTCTTGAAGGGCAAAGCTCTGCAGGTGTAGTCAAGATTCCGCACAGCAGTGAGTTCGATGCTGATGCAATCAAAGAGCAGCTCGGTTTGATGGGCAAGTTGAACACAGAAGGCTGGGGTAACTTCCAAGAGAACGTGACCAAGCTGGCAGATTACAAAGTTACTAAGCGCCAGGCAGTCGACTTCTTTCTTGAGCTGCTGGATGTTGATGAAGAAGCAAGTGGCAGACAGTTACAGACTACTAAGAAGCTGCTGTCGTTCTACGAGTCCGGACCTGGTTCCGACTTTATCTCTTCTCACAATACCACTTGGGGACTCGTGAACGCAGTAAGCTACTTCACAGATCACGCTCGCCGAGGGCGTACCGATCGCAGGTTTGACAGCGCATCGTTTGGCCAAGGTGCACAGCTAAAAGCGAAAGCATTCAGCAAGGCGTTGGAAATAGCAGCGTGAAGATGACCTCAGCTTATAGGTTACTCCGTGTGAAGGACGGGCAACCACACACACTTTTCCACGGTCATTGTGGTAGCCGGAAGCTGCCACAAGATAAACTCCTCGAAGCCGTAGAGAAGCATGTGTGGAACCCCGGTAAGAAGGGCAAGTCACCCGGATTCACGTCCGGGTGGCATGTTCTCCCCACAAAGGAGCAATGTGTAGACTATCTCGGAAGGTTCAAAGATACATCCGACATAGTCGTCTGTCGTGTGACTATAAACAGGGTACGGGAGAAACCCCGTTCGAAAGTATTTTTATCGAAGTACATGAAGATTGATTCTTATGATTGGGCAATAGCATTACAGGAGCATGGACATGCCTAAGAGTTATAAAGAGTGTGAGGCGGCAATGTGCCTTTGGGAGGAGTGTTTACTTCGCAGAGCTAACGGAGACGACGCGCTGTTCGACTGGCTCCGCGGCGGAGAAGGCGCAGCGACTGCCAGGATGATGTGTATTGACTTTGCGGAAGACATTGAAGGCAGCTACCAATGGGCACAAGACGTGCTTGGCTTTGATGACTGTTTTGACTGGGAGTTTGTGCCCCGCTGGGCAGACGCGGCAATGAAATTAACTGAAACGACATTCCTGACAAAGACATGGTGGTCGTACCTTGCATATAAAGTGATGGTTAATTACAAGGAGACACGTTATGACTGGAGATACGTTATGACTGAGAAGATGCCCTGCAGCATCACGGACGGCGTTCAATACGAAGATTTGGATTGGATGCAAGTGGATGACTTAACAGAGGACGAAGACGCAGCATACGAACGCTGGAGACAGGAGCAAATTGACAGTGATGAGTCATGACCCAGAGGATCATGCATTTCCATGGACTAGAGAAGCTTGCCCTGAGTGTACAAGACAAGGTAAAATAGCCCCCATGAAAGATTTGCCGAGCCAAGTGCAGGTCGGTGGTGAGCATTACGCAAGCTTCAAGATGCAACCTACCGAGTTTATTCATATAAACGAGATCCCGTTTATTGAAGGAAATGTCATTAAGTACGTGACACGACACCGACAAAAGAATGGTCGTCAAGACATTGAGAAGGCGATACATTATCTCGAGCTGTTACTCGAGTGGGAGTACGGAAATGAAAAGATATAAGGTCACGATGATGGTTCCGCAGGAGCATTTTATCGAAGCTTCTGATGTGCAAGCCGCTCACAACCAGGTGTCCACGATGCTTGCAGCGTACGGCCCAGATAGCTTAGCGTCTCGCCCATCGTTACACAGCATCGAGCCAGTGGACGAAGTTGTTGTTGACTTCGACCCGGACTTTGTCCTGGAGTAATTTTTTTTCTACGGTATAAGACCGTGGGCCGGCGTTATGCTACGTTGCGGCTAGTCACGTTGCGGCCATTGTTGGTAGCCAGTTGCCCCAGAATCCTACTGGTGCTGTCGTCCAGACCCTTAATCACATAACTTCCGTCAAGCTGTTGCGTAATATCGCCTGCGGCGATTGCGCCCAGTAATCTCAACACATCTTGCAGCGAATACGTAGCTTCGACGTTTGCTGCCATGACTTCAGTAGCAATCGTGGGCTCAGATATGAAGCTCGAAGTAAGTGGTACGATCGTGCCCAAGTTTCCGTCGAGGATGCCACTGCCGCCTGCGACACATTCCGCCGCGTTGGTGCATGAGGCAGTAAACCTCAGTCGCACCGGATCGCCGTCTATTGTCATGCTACCAGCAGACAGTCGTGTTACCTCCATCCCACCTATCCAGCCGCGGAACGCACAGTCCACGGCCACGTTGTTGCCATCTACTACTGGCCGGCCGGAGCCTGGGACTTCAGAGTAAGAGTGATGTAAGGTTGTTTGAATGGTGGTCAGGGTCAGTGTGCTTGCAATGCCGACGCGCCTCCAGTTGCCGCCAAGTCCTGAGACACCGTGTAACGAACAGCCAGATATTGACACTATACTGCCCGCTCCATCGCCATCGATACGTAGCTCAGAGAAGGCTGAGTGATTTACACTCTGCCCATTCAGTATAACTTGGTCACTCTCTGGGCTGTCACCCTCAAAAGCCCAGTCATCGTAAGCCTGCGTCATCGTTAGCGACCCGTTGATCTTCGCAACCCTGATGTTTTCCCTGGCCGCGACAACTAGCAGGTCGGCCTCGTTATTAACCGGGGAGGATGCTGTGCCAAAAGGGCGTGCTGTGCCGGAGGTCACTGCACTTTCGTCGTAGAACACAGCACCACCGTACTGGTTCGCCTGTGTTATCTCGAGTATGTCGCCCACGTTCTGTGTGATTGGCTGTAGGCCAAGGAACGCTACTGTGAAGTCACCCGTTGTCGGCTTGGCTACTTCGAGGGCCGCGTTCTGCGGTGCCAGGTTCCCCTCAATATAAATAGTCTGGTCTTCTTCGGTGGACTTAATGCGCCAGCCGAGGTCGTTACGCAGGAAGTAGTACGCTCCTGCCTTAATACCTGGGGTCAGGTCATCGCCGCCGACGACACGAAACGCTGGCGGATACCCCACGTTCTGGAAGCTAGCGAGCTGCCATTCTTTCCACTCAGAGTACAACCTGCTGACGGCCAGCTCAAGCACACCTGCTGTCGGTGCCGACAGGGTGATCGTGAGGGTGTCTCCATCAAATACAGTAGCCATTAGTCGTTCTTATAGTTGCTGTCGAAGCGCTGCTGGATCGGTATTGTCGTTGCGCTAGCCGGCCAGATAAAGTCTTCAACTCGGATATGCTCGTACTCTACGTTATGAATAGTGTAGTACACATCTGTACCACCCGCAACAGAGGCCCCAAAGGTGGTACCAGAGTCCTCAATCCCAGCTAGCTCAGCACCACCTGTTGTAGCGTAAACTCTTACTTCTGTGTTGAGCGCCAGGCCACTGAATGTCACAGTAACGTTGTTATTGACTGTCGTCGTAGCACTTGTTCCGTCACGGTAGGATGGGGTTAGCCCACCTGATACGTTGATGATAACTGCGCCACCAGAGTTGTTATAGATGGCACGGTTAGCGGCCGTGCCGCCTTGTGCTGCGTAGCCGTTGAATACATAACCATCGATGTTGTATGTGCCAGGCGCGGTAATTACGATCGCATGGCCAGTCCCATCAGAGTTGAAGATGAGTCCGGTTTGGTTCTCTTCGGATCCATCGTCAGCATCCCAGATTATTGCCCCATCGGCATTAGTCGATCCGTTAAAGGTGCAGTCTGTAACAACAAGCGACTGAAAATCTACTTGTCCACAGTTGTTAAAGATACAAGTATTAGCAAACCGGCTGGTGCCTCCATCCACGGGGAATGTCAGCGCCCCGGCATCAGTCCACGTAATAGAGGTCCACTCAAATATGTTCATGTCTGCATCAGACAAATCCCATACCGCGGGAGTACCTAAGTTCTGGAACAAGCCGGACTCTAGTACCAGTGAGTTCGTGCCTGTGCCTGCAATGGTGCGAACAAGGAAGTTCCCAGTGCCCATGTCACGAGCGTCAATAAAGATCTGAAAGTTGGAGTCTTCAAAGTAACTGTCAGCATTGGCTGTGTCGCCCCACTCCCATGAAGCATTGATGTCGTACTTTGATCCCTGAAGGTTCGAGACCATGCCCCAACCATTCGTTACATCGTCACCAGAAACATCACTCCACGTCTCTGGAGTACCGACTGTACCGGCGTTAATGGTCAACGCATAGCTGGTGTTGACAATGAAGTACGAAGCATCCATCCATACGTTGTCGATAGCACCGTTAGCCTTGGACTGGTGAAGTGAACCGTAGCCAACACCAGTGATCGACGCGACTGTCAATGCCCCGGCGGAACCTGTGTAGGCATTGCTGCTCAGAGCGCCACGGTTGGATACGTCGAGCTTCAGACAGTTGTAGTACGAGGGTAACGCTAACCCAGGGGAGTCATTGCCGTTGCAATAGAATCCGATTTCATCTGTGCCGTCAGACAGTACGACTTGACCACCCCCAGCAGACTTTGCGCTCTGCAAGTTGTCTTTCGCGAGGAACCACACAGAGGCGTCAGACATATCCCGTGTGCCGCCGATCGTGGAACAGGTCATGCGCTCCAACGCGTTGGATAGCTGGGTACTAAGACCCTGAGTACCTTGATAGTAATCACCCGCAGCACTGGTGTCAGTGACAGCGTCATCGCCGGCCCAAGAGTCGGTATCAGCTTCAGCGCCATTGAGTAGTGTTCTGTTGTCAGTGCTCATATCTATGCGCCAGTACGATCCCGAGGCACCCACAGCCAAACATGTCAGTGTTGTTTGGGGTGACTATGTTAACCCTGTGGTCTCTATCCTGAATGTATTTCTCCAAGTCCTCAGTGCAGGATCCAAATATATACAGGCACTCCTCTGGATGCTCGAACTCCCGTAAGTCTACAGCATTCCAAGGATTAGGAGTGAGGAAAACCAGGGGGATCTCTCCCCTGTACTTAGCGATGATGTCGCCTATGTTGTCCTCAAAGAACAAGCGACCACCGTAAGCGCCGATGGTCTGCTTATAGACTCGGCGCTCAAGGTAGTTCTGCTCTTCAGAAAACCCAGGCTCCTTCTGTGCTGCTACGAAGAACACCTTGGTACTCCCCGATTATGTTACGTAGTTCAGTTCGTTCGAAGCCGTTAGTACGATGGTAAGCGGAGTGCCAGAGGCAATCGACTGGACACCTGACTGAATGAACTGAGCTCCGTCGAGACCAAGAGCTCGAGCGACAACGAATGTCTCAGTAGACACCACTCTGCCACCCTGTACGTTTGCATCGAAGTCGTAAGCGAAGTTGAAGTCAGAGGAAGCAACACCCGCCACGTTTACCGGCGTGTCATCCTGCACTATGATTGCATCTGGGGAGTCGATCGGGTTCTGATCAACGAAGGCGGATCCAGATGCTACAGATACAGTGTCTGCTCCGTCGTACCTGAGAACTGCCCACGAGGCACCTGGCGTAGTTTCCGTAGTGATCTGGTAGACACCATTCATCGCGGCGTCACCACCGGTAAGCCCGGCGACCCTGATGTAGTCGTTAACTGATAGCTCAGCGTTGTCCGGCAAATTGGTGCCAGCTGAAGTGATCGTGCCAGCTGGGCCTGTACCTGAGGTGAGAACGAAGTCTGCGGTAGTCGTGCGGATCGTGCGGTCGTAGTAAAGGACGTACTCTGCAACGGTATCGTTGATGAGAGCGGCGTTGAAGTCGAGTGTGATCGAGATCGTTTCCGGGAATGACCTACGTACGCCAGTGTTGTCCACCAGGCGTAGGTTGTTCTGGTCAGCAGCAGCGATATTGGTGACGTATACGCCAGTTCCGCCACCGTCTGGGTTAGCAGAGCCCGCTCCGGCAACCAGTGTGTCGCCCTCGAATGATAGGAGGTCACCCATAAGACGACCAATCTTGGTGTCAGCGTCGTTGTCGATGTCACCGGTGCCGTTGCCACCAGTAGATCGAAGTGACCATTGGACGAACTCGTAAAGTTCCTGGGCCGTGCCTCCATTCGCATCGAGGATGATACCGAAGTCGTAGTTACCACCAACAAGAGTTGTCTGGTTCTGCGGCGTGGCGTAGTACGTGATCGTCATGCCAAGGTAATCACCGTCAGGCGTACCGTCGGAGTTAGAGTCAATCAGTACATCAGTTGCAAGAATCTTCAGGTCGGTAGCGTTGGCTAGCGGGAAGCGGAAGACAAAGTTGTTGAGCTTGGCAACACCAGCAGCTGTCAGCGAGGACGAGTCGAACGTCTTACCGTTCGTGTCACCATCACGTACACGCAGCTTAATCTGGAAGTTGTCTCTGTTATCGAATGCGATCTGCGCAGATGTATCGGCCTCGCCTGTGTTGAACGAGGCTGTGGCAAACGTCAGTGTGAGGGCCGCAACACCAGTGATAGTGTAGCTGCCGTCGTTCGCAGGCGTGCTTGCGCTACGCACAACCATCTTGCCGCCGACTACAAACCCATCAGTGATAAACGATCCTGATGCACGAGTGACTGTGTCGTCCCCACCTGCACCATCTACAAAGGTGAATGTGGCAGGGTTACCGATCTCATTGTACGCTAGGATGGCTTCGTTAACTGGGCCAGTGAAGTCGAAGTTGACGGATAGGTCAGTCGTGACGTCGGTACCAAAGTGGTAGTAAGCCAAGTCACCAGTGCTCGGTGTCTCATCTTCGAAGCTACCCAGGGTGATTATGCCTGAGTAAATTTGTGCGGTGACGCCGTTGTTATCAACGTGCGACCAGCCACCTGTTCTGATTAGCTTCCTGGTACGGATCGTTCCATCGACAGTGTTATCGGCAGCGAACTGCCAGCCATTCGGATTAGAGCCATCGGTACCGACCTGATACTTACCAGCATCAAGGTCAATCGCGAACATGGGGAACGGGAACTGCCTGAGGAAGTCGTCGTCTTTCCACTCTTCCTTGGCGAATGAGTAAATGGCATTCAGCTCTACGCCATCTGCGGAGAGACCGTTCTGCTCGATGATATAAATACCCCGGCCGGCAGTCTCAAAGTGAATGTTTTTCTTGGTGGTTGTGTCACCTAGAACCGAAGCGGCAGTATTGTCCACGCCAGAGTCGGATGGGTTAGATCCAGTGAGCTTCACCACATCAATTGCTGTGGTGGCAGGGGTCGCGTCAGCTACCCGGTACAAACCGTTGTTGTTTACGTCGATCGCGTTACGTACTTCGATGTAATCGTTGTCAGCCACGGCAGGCAGATTAGCGCCGACCGAGTCAAGAGAAATCGTGGTGCCGGACGCAGTGGTCTGGACTCCAAACCTTAGGTCAGCAACAGCAGCAACTGCGCCTTGCGATAGTTGATCTGGATCTGTAAGAATTGCCATGCTACATCCCTATAAATGATTAGAGGCCCGTCCTGGGCATACGTACTGATTTTACCGGGGAAAGACCTATAAGTCCACGTCCCTGTCATCTTCTGTGCCGGATAAATGGCGAACTTGATAGCCGAAGCCCGTGTTGGGATCCATCGTAATGGCTGTCTTCATTGCTTTGTCAATCCCGCATCCAGCAACCAGGACTGCCCATGCTATGGAGCCTCCTGATCCTATGCCGTACCACCGGTTGTGGATGGGGGTTAGTCTCATGAATTTGTCCGCGACTTCAATGCCGTCGGGGCCCAGAACCAGTACCGTGAAGCTGTCTCCTTCGTCTAAACTCTCCCATGCGTCCGGAGGTGTGTCCCAATCCCCATCCCTGAACCAATCCAGGAAATGTTCAGCTGGTCCCTCCATTCCAGCCATCCCAACCAGATAGATGTCACCCCCTATGTCGACTCGTTCGATTTTGGTGTCGCAGCTTATGGCCACTTCCCCGTCGTTGGTGGTGACCATACGATCACCTGCCATTATTCCCATTGTCTGATCAACTACAATGGTCGTCATTCTGTCCACCCTCTGAGTCGTTCCTTGTCCTTATTGCAGAACGTAAGAGCCACGATCGCGTCAATGGCGAAGGCCTCCAGATCCCCCGTGGTTTCGAGTCCTTCCAGGCCCGGCTCTGGGCAATCTGCAAGTAACTCTGCGGGGGGTTGGACTTTTTCAATGATTGTTTTAGTCGGTGTTACCGGACGAACTTCCAGCCGCTTCCCGCAACCGGTCTGCAACGCCATCAGGCAGAGGAGTATCAGCCCACTCGCGATATGTTTCATCAGTCTTCCTCTGCGCTTTTATTTGCGCTTCGATTGTTCTCAGGTCGGCTTCCAGTTTTGTCCTTCGCGCGATCGCTTCTTGGTTCGCAGCTGCAACCGCATCCAGGCTGGCACGAAGCTCCGCAACCGCAGACCTCTCGTCCGCAAGCGCAAGTTCCAGTGCGTTCACCGTCGCTATGTTTATTTCCTGGACACATTCTTGTACCCCTTCATCCCGTAAGTCTCGTTTGAAGTCATACCATTTATACGCTAAGCCACTAAGTAACATAGTGACTCCGATACCAAGTGCCCAGCGACCAAGTGACGAAGCTATAAGCTTAGTGAATAGTCCCATCATTTCTTGCGACGTGCCTTTGTTTTCTCGTACTCCCCGTTCTTTTTACGTTCTTCCATCAAGCGAGCGAGCTTAGTTTGTTCTTTCTCCTCAGCTAGCGTTTTGCTGATACCTCGACCAGAGTCGTTGACAGTGTAATTATGACTGCCCTTCAGGTATTCTTTTAGACGATGCTTTAACGACGGTTTGCCTAAGTGCTTCTCGCGCAGACGTTTGTCTTCCATCTGCTTCTTGGCTTCTCTCTCTGTGGGCCCCACTTTATGTACTCCTCATCTCTTAAATCTATCCCGCATACTTGTGCCGTACGCCAACATTCTGCTGGAGATGCCTCCCTCTTCAGAGGCGTGTCTTGAGCCAGGGACTAGCTGCTCCGCTACTATGTCCCTGAACCTACGCTCTTGGGGAACCTCTCCTCGCGCTATCGCTTCAGCCTGGCGATCGTTGTAGCGCTGATTACCAGTCAAGCGGGTATGGGCCATGCGCGCCCAATTTTCAGCTACTTTAGCTGCTACTTCTTTAGCTGCTTTATTCGCTTTTTTCTTTGCTCGTTCCTCCGCTTCTTTCGCCAGTTTTCTACCGAGTACCTTTCCTATATTGTCGGGGATAGGTGGCGTTTGCGGCGTACTAGCCGGGCTCGGTTTATGAGGATCGAAATCATTTACGTCGATCTTGCGCCCTTTTCCTTCAAGCATATCTCTGACCTGCTTCAGCTGGTCTGAAGGCTTCATTTCCTTGAACTCCTTTTGCGTCAGGAGTTCTTCTTCGGCGTTACGAATCGGTGTTACTTCTTCTATGTACTCGCCATATGTGTCGGCAGCCTCAGGCAATTCCTCCAGTACATCTTGGGCTGTCTCTACTGTTTCTTTGCCTCCGATCGCGTCCGCTGCGCCAGTGATGCCACGTATTGCCAGGCGGCCGGCGAGTGCTTGTGGTGAGCGCGAAACCATATTAAGCGGTCCGAAGCTCGCCTTCAGCTTTTCCTTCAAAACTTTGCGCCGCTCTTTGGGGTCTAGGTCCATTACTTCTTCGCCTGACATATCCCGTGCTTTCTTCTGTTTAGCTGTGAGCTCAGGCTTTTGGAGCGACTTCAGTAACTCTGCTAGATTAAATTTACTTTTCCCCAGCATGCTCATGGCTTTGTTGTAACACCGAACTTGTTAGCGACGTACACCTGAGCAGCGAAAGTAATGGGGACGGCCATGCCGATGAAAGCAGCAGCGTGCTCTGGGAAGAAGTGCGCAGCAACGCCAGCCAGTGAAGTTATAGCTGCTCCTATCGTGGTGCGCTTACCAATTACCATGCCGTTCATTGTAGAACCGGCGGCAATGGTGCTGATCTCAACACGACCTTAGTGGCCTCGTTTGAGTCTGCACTTTCAGTGCCTTCCATGTTAACGGTTCGAGCGACGCAAGTGTATGTACCGGGTGTAGTGATAACATCAAGAGCGGCTGAAGCACCTGGCGAGACAAACGTAGGAGTCGTGTCACCGTTGCAGTAGATCCTAACTTCCATCTGTTCTGTCGCAGGATCAAAGACGGTCCCGTCTTCATTCTGCGTAGCGTTGGTCCATGTGAAAGAGATCGTGCCAGCGCCAGCAGGTATCACGGCAAAGCCTAGCGCCAGCAACACAGCCAGCCACCACTTCTTCGCTTTGTTCCACTGTTTCTTTATCCAGTCCTTCATTACTCTTACTCCTTCATTAGGGCTTCAAACGCCGCCTTGACGTTCTCGCGATTTTGTTCAATATCCTCAGCGTTTTCCTGTCCGGTGCGCGTGTTCTCCTGCACATCAGATTTGATCGCAACGATGTTGGTATCTGTACCGAGGTCGCGAGCGGCAAGCTGCCTACTTACTTCCTCAGACACTTGCCACTGCATGAACTGATAGAAGACAACGAGTGCTACTGCCCCCGCCCCTCCAAACACCCAGTTCTTTACTTTTTCCCAATCCATTATTAGTCCTCGAAGTATGCCAGTACAGCGGAGCGCTGTTCGTCAGTGAACTTGGGTTGCTTCTTGGTAACTACGGGCTTCGGTTTAGGTTTAGGTTTACGCAGCTCAGCTTCGAGCGCCGAGACCCTCTCGTCGATGTCGACCTGTGCCATCTGTACCATTTGAATGTCTTCGTTGTGATCGATCGCAATGATTTGCTGCTGCTCTATGATCTCTTCATAAACAGGCTCAGGCTCAGGCTCTACTACGACTGCAGGCATTACGATCTTCATCTGCTTGTGGCCGCCGAACTCAAAGCCAACGCTGGCTTTACCAACTGTCTGTCCGTGGCTTGTGCCAAGGCCGACAGTGAACGCAACGCCATCTTCGTTCTTGTAAGCGTAACCTACACCCAGGCCAGTGCTTCCATGAACGCGTGACATACCAAAAGTCACTCGTGAGGTTTGTTCTTGTGGGAGGTGGACTTGAATCGCTTCGGTGGCGGCAGTGAACCTGCCCCAATCTCTTTGCCAGTTACGTGTTTCATTGATCCATTCGATAGGAACAACGCCGTCCTTCCCGTTAATACCATCTCTTCCAGGGCGGCCGTCATTTCCGTCTCGTCCATCTTTACCATCAGTTCCATCCCGCCCATTCTGACCGTCAACTCCGTCTCGCCCATCGATTCCGTCACGTCCATCCTGGCCGTTAATCCCGTCTTTTCCATCTGCTCCGTCCTTCCCATCCTTCCCATCCTTCCCGTCCTGACCTTCATAGTCACAGCCTCTCTCGAGAAAACGCGGGTGGTCACACTGGTCATTGTCAGTTGCGAATGCTGCCCCTGACATTAGGATTATAATTATAGTTGTTAGTATTTTCATGGTCGTCCCTTAGTAATCTAGGTCGTCCTCCATAATGAGAAGAGCGCCCACTGCTATAGCAATGATCGCACCGTTGGGTAGCCTGAGCAAGTCCGCGCCGGCAGCCCCAGCGTCAAGTGGCAGAACAGCCTCAATTACTTGGGCTGTGCCGCCGGAGAAGTGGTAGCTCAGGAAGTGTACTGAGGCGAAATGCGCACTCTGGAAGTGATTAGCCACGGGTTATCCCGTAGCGTCGGAGTACTGCGGTATAAGCTCTGAGGGGTAGCCAAGCTGATCGTACTTGATAGTGATCTTGTTAATGCGTGGGCGCGCGGGAATGATCACATCTACCTTTGGGCTAGATGATTCTACACTAACCTTTGGCGGAGCCTTGCGTAGCACCTGCACCTCTTCTCTGAGGCTGTCAATGGCACGCTCAGCACGCTTCATCTGTGCCTCCACGATAGGCGACACATCGTTGATGCCCTTTGAAGCTTCTTTCGGGGTAGGAGCTTTCGCCCTACTAAGCTTCATGGAGATAGGCGCAGGTTTTTTCTTTTTCTTACTCACAGTGCGTTTAGTGCTGTGATCCTGGCTTTATATTTATTGACCAGGTCCATATTGCCTGCTGCTCTAGCCGCGGTGACCCGCGCCTGCAGCTCACCTATGAGTCGTCTCTTGTTAACCTCACTATCGTCACGGCCAACGCCGACCTTTTCCTTTGGTGCCGCTTTCTTAGGGGGAGATTTGGCAGCGGCTTTTGGCTTATCTTCACCAACAGTTTGCATGCCCTCACCCATACGTTCCAGCTCACGCTCGGTACGTGTAACGCGTCTCTCTTGACCCTCAGTTATGTCAGTCATTCCATACTCCGGTTATCATGGCCGTGTGTAGCTTCTCTGCACGTCGACCTACTTGTGTGTACCAGCGACTGTCTTTCATTTCGTGCGCCGCTAGGCTGTAATCCTGTAGTGCTAGTGCTGCGTTTAACTTTACGAAGCGCTTGAAGCGAGCAAAGCCCAAGTTAAAGACCATATCAGCAACGATAAGCTGGCGTACCGGATCCAGGTTGTTCCAATAATCCAGTCTTCTGCATTCATCGAGCGTATTTTCGATATCAGTGTTGAGAAGAAAGGCAGACTCATCTTTAGTTATTCCTCTGTCGTCAAGGTTTCGCCCTACACCTATAGTAAGTTTATCAGCTGAGCACTTATATGGAAACAGGCGCTCTGCTTCTGCCCAGCGTAGGTGTTTCTCAAAGGCTACTTTATCCATCAGTTAGTTTGCTCCTCTTCAAGGTCTTCCACTTGTTCTGTGAGCTTAGCTATGTCTACAGACATCTGACGCTGCCGAGTGTCAGCGCTGTCAATCTTGTTTTCGATCCTAACTAGGGATGCCGCGACAGAAAGCGAGGCTGTCGAGTCCGCCTTGCTCTTTAAGTCTGCTGTGTTACGTTCTACGTCACTAGCGAGAGAAACGGCCCAGGCAATAAGCATTGTAAATGCAATGCCGCCGCCCCAAAGGGAACGTATGACCCATACTATGTCTCTGTGTAAGTCCATTCGGTTAACTGGCGCGTCCTGTTCTGGGTGTATTATGTTTGTCACAATGGTGTTCCTTAGCTTCCACTGTCGGTACGTAGCATATCTCTCAGCCAAGGCAGCTGAGAGACAACTGGTATTGACTTGGGTATTGTCTGCGATAAAGGCTTTGAAATCAAATCACCAGCATGGCTTAGCGCTGGGCCGCTCAAAGCAACTAGCTCTGACTGTCCGAAGTCCCCAGCCCCTTCAAAGTCCCACCCAAGTTGCGCAGGTCCAAGCAAGCCAGAGCGTTCAAACAGCGTCCATGAATACTCCCACCCGTCTTTTCTGGCCTTGGTGTCATTGCCCGTGATCAAGTCACGTAGCTCGATGCCGACCGCGGTTAGCGCTAGCATGCCGAGTGCTGGAGTTACTGCCCCTAACATCTCAGGTGCGTTCTTAGCCTCGTCCCAGTTGTACTTCATGCGCTTCAGGAATATGTCATATATGGCATACATAAATCCTTTAAGGTGATACACCAGCATCATCCCTGGATGGCTAGCAGCGATCGGTCGTTGCGATGGGTTAGGCGACATAATTGACTCATCCACGAACTGCACCAGTGCAGCAGCGATTGCATCGTCACGCTGAGCGCGTCTGCCTTTCTGTGTGGCATATGTACCGGAGTTATATATTGGCTTGCCAGCTGCGATCCAGTCGCGCACCATCGCAGGTGTAAGGCCAAACTCAAGCAGGAACTTCCGAGCCTTTCTACGCTCCCTGTCTGTGCGTGCTGACTCAGAGTTTTTTGCTGCGTTCTCAAATGACTTGATGCCGACTGCCAACGCATACTTACGTGTCGTATCGGTGTACCAGTTCAGACCTGTGTACTTGAAGAACTTGTCGTTCCACTTACGCAAGCCAGTCGGCATGTAATGGTTATCCACGTACTCAGAGAGTACTGACTGGCTGACATCATCAATTATAATTCCGAGCGCCTCGGCCATCTCAGCTAGTTCGTTATCGGTGGACCCTTTCACGATGTCTCCGATGTTCTTGGAGAACTCAGAGAACGCAGTCTTTGCAGAGCCGGATCGGATCACCGGGCCCATCATGTCAGGCAACGATGCGAACACAGTAAACAGTAGCACTCGCATGTTGTTGTATGCGACCAGGCCAGCCATGGCTTTGCGAGTAGTCTCGCCAACTTCATCACGACCATACATACCAAGATTAGCATCTACGTAGTTCTTCATGCGCATCAGCTGTATGTCATTAGCGCCCTGTGCTTTAGCTTCATCGAAGATTTCGTCCAGCTTTTCTTGTGGGTTCCAGTCCCTGCGTCGATTCATATCGCCGCCGGTTAAACCTTTTTTCGCCTCTGACCCCAGCACTCTATTGTACTCGGCACGCTTGACAGCATGGTTGAAGTAGTTCGCCAGGATGTTATCGAGGTCAGTCTCGAGAAACTGATCCATGAATTTTGAGTTGGTGTAACGATGGCGCATTGCCTGAAAACCAGGTGACTGCATGGACAGCTCGTCCACCTCGAGCTCTTGCTCGGCAGCAGCCTGCTCGGCCTCCTGCGATGTCAACGCACTGAACTTAGCTCTCGCAAACTCTTCAGCTTCCCTACGTAGAGACTGGTTTTCTCGCTGATGCATCTCCACGTAATGATTAATAATTGCTTCTTCATTAGCGAGAAGCGCTGCCTTGTTAAACATCTTCGGCACGTAGTTTTCTATTTTGCCTACAGGTAAGCCAGCTTTGACTAAGTAGGTATGCACCTCATTCATCATCGCGCGGATCTCTCGCGCCTTGGCAGCTAGTTGAGGGCTCAGCGGTTTAGCTTGTGGAGTACCGTTTAGTTCATTCCGCAGTGCGTTTTTACTTTCTGCATCCAGGCCAGCGGTGATGTTCTGGTATCTTGTCCAGAAGCCATTCTTCATTCGCTTAACTGCTTGGTGATAGTTGTTCTGTGCCTTTCTCTCGCCCTGCCGGCGGCTGAAGATATCAATCAACCTGTCAGCTGCTTTGATCCCGTCCTTAGATAGCGTGTTCATGACTGAGGTACTTGGTGCCAAGGCAACTTCGTACAGGTTAGCCATGAGTTGTTTCATAGCCTTGCCGCTGCGAATGATCTCGTTGTAGCTAAGTTGCCTGGGGAGCATTTTCTTCCACTCCTCAAGTGTCAGGCCTTTGTACGGAGAGCGTATAACTTTGCCCTGTGCAATTTCTATCTTAGCCTTGTTAGTCTTTTGCTCTGCTTGGTCCTGAGTGTCCTGGTTAGTTCTCGCTGCCGCAAGGTCACGTTCCATCGCCTTGATGTGAAGACCTAGATTACCAGCTATGTCGTTAAGCACTTCGAAGCCAAGTCCAATCTTATTATGTGGGAACCATCTGTCTGTGGACGGGTCTCCAACTGTAGCTGCGCGTCGCGCGACTGCATCTGCAAAGTCTGCGTATGTTTCATTCAGCTTTGCGCCATAGCGAGTGGGGTTCGCCTTAAGGGCATCATAGAACTCTTTGATCTTTTTCTCTACCTTCTGAAAGAACTCCTCAAGAGCGTTGCGCGGTTGGCGTCGAGAGTTCATCCATACAACAAACTGATCAGCCATCCACTCTTTGAACTCGAAGATATTAGCTTCGTTAGGCTCGAGCATACGCTGGTCCGTGGGGTTAGCAGGGTCTTGATTAAGGGTTTCGCCAGTGCTGCGTTTGCCTGCCTTAATGTCTGCCCGGAATGCTTCCCACAATTTCTTCTGGCCATCGAGACCTAACTTCTTCCAGGTTACGAAATGAATGGCGTGCCCTAGTTCATGTATAAGCCCTGCCACGCCATTGCCGGTACTAGCGTCGAAGTCGTACAGACGTATTATCACGGCGTCCATCGTGTCAAGGTAAGCCATGGCAGCTGAGTCGAATGCCAGCAGGGCATTCGCTATATCTGCAAGGTCCCGGTTCGAGGAGTTCTTAAATTCAGCTAAAGCCTCCGCGTCCATCACAACTATGCGTGTGTTCGGTATCAGCGTCTGGACTTTCTTCACGAGCCAAGTGATCTGTTTCTGGAACTTCGCTGCAGCACCTTTGAGCTGAACACTCAGTCCCTTATTGGTAAGCTCCTGCACTACTTTGGCTTGACGATCCTTGGTCCTGGCAGCCGCGCCTTCTGTTCGTGTTCCATCTGGCTTCGCTGCGGCACCCTCCACAGCTACCCACTTAAACTTAAGGGGCTTGGGCTTGAGTACAGTGACCTTCGTGCCTTCTGGATCTTGCTCTGCAATAGCGTCTCTGGCTTTTTTGTTCTCCAGGTACTGCTCTCTGGATTGCCTTCCAGAACGTTTGTCGAGTTCGCTCACATGCTCGTCAAAACTTTTCTTCTTACGCTTCTTGCTTCTTTTGTTAGGGGTTGGCTTGCCTTCAATGGCAAGAGCCCGGTTGACCTGGTTGTTCTCTTGGGAATTCTTTGGCTTGCGCTCAAGAATTGCCAGCGCGCGCGATAGCTCGCTGAACTCAGCCTGCTCAGCCTTGGTACGTTTGCTCGGAGAGGGGAAGGTGGCCATGACGCGCTTCAGCCTATCCATGTTCTTAGCAAGCGGCCCGCCGCGGTTGCGGTCACCTTTTTTGCTACGCGTTGCGTCTATGCCGCCCGTGTCAATTACTGACTGCTCAGCCTGCTGCTTCTCAGTAGGGATTTTTCCTTTGGACTCCTTCTCTATCTGTGATAAGAGTCCCTGCGCGTCTGAGCCTGGCTCTGTGTCAACATATGCATATCGTCCTGAGGAACGAACTTCTAATTCGAGATTCGCCGCTACGTCTGGATCCAGCTCAGCTAGTGCCTGATCAATAGGCTGGCCTGTCTGGCCTCTTTCATTAGCGTCGAGCCCTCCTGTCCTCTCAAAACGTGGTGAGCCCGCGTCCCTGCCTTTTGGTACTAGGGTACTTCGTTGAGACCCTTTCACACCTGGGGTGAACGTAGTGTTCGTTCCTACGCCAGCTGGGATGCCTTCATAGCCAAGGACGGGGTCAGTACGAGTGGTGTCCTTTGTCATGGTTTCATCAGTACGTACTGTCTGCTTGACCTGGCGAGACTTCCCGTCTTTTCCTATGATGTTGGTGGTCTTAACCTCAGCGCTTTCTCCCTCTATGTTACCTTCTATGCGCGCATCTGATTTACTTCGTTGCCGCTCGAGCAACGATGATGTCTTTCCCTCCACCTTACCTGCCAGGCGTGCAGCTTCAATGCGCTGATGCTGCTTGACTGTCTGATTTCTGGCACGACCTGGGTACTGCTTCTCGAAGGCTTCGCGCATCTTAAAGTAGGACGCATCGTCAACCATATCGCGGGCCATCAAGTGGGCCATAATAGTGTCAAATGCCTGCTGATTAGTTTGAACGTCCCCCTCGCCCAAGCGGTTGCCGTCTCTAACGAGTGTCACGACATCAAGGATTACGTTAGCTTTACGCCCCGGCAACTTAACAGTCACATGGCGAGACTTATCGGGATTGCCACGCGCGCTGATACGTGCCTTCTCAATGGCACCAGTTACCACCTCATCTTCAAGGATAGTCTTGCCAAGCCCGCCGCTGTCGTTGATCGCAATGACGAACCCGTCGTCTTGCTCTCTAATGCTCCACGCAGACTCAGGGACGCTGGGGTACTCCTCCATCATCCTTACCATGTTCGTGCCGGCGTCACCGAAAGTCTTGTATGGGCGGGCGCTATCACCTCGTGTGCGATATCGCTCCGTCTGCCCTTGAGCGTTTTTGACTGCCATCTTCTGGCCAAAAGTAAAGGACGTATCTGACTCATCAGGAAACGACTGTGTGCGTTCGTCCATGACAGGGTCGCCTTCGATGTCACCCATAAGTGACCCGATTATCTGCTCTCCGCGCAGGCCAAGCTCGGTCGCAACGCCTCCTACTTCCTCTTCCAGCCCTTTCATTTGTTCGTCTATAAATATCTTGCGCATGACGGGGTCGGTTATAAGGGCCGCCTCGTCCGCGACATACATCGCATACTCGCTGGCATACCTTACTGTGTCCTCAAGGACAGGTGCGTGTCCTGCAAGAAATTCATCTTGTCCTGCTTGTACTGCGTCTCTGTACTTACTGTCACCCTGGAAAGGAGTGGCCATGCCGTTGGCGTCAAACACGCCCCGAACACGATCTTGGGCGTCGTTGAACTCAGCCCCAATCTTGTTCAACACTGGGCCTACCTTTTCGTCAACGATCGTCTGGGCGCGTCCCTTGATTTCCTCAAATATAGTGTTATCAGCTGGCTCGAAGTCGTCAGGGTATGACACTTCTGGCGTAGGCTGCTCAGCTACTCTCTCACTTCCCGGCGCTGGGCCGCCTGGCAAGTTAGGCCGGAGGCTACGAGAACCTGCGATGTTACGAAACGAATCTGTGTCGTCGGGAGTGGTCGCGCGTCCTATTGCTTCAGCCCCGCCGCCCGTTACTGCACCTACAAGTGCGCCTGCTGCGAAAGCGTCAAGCACCTGCATAGCTACATCTGGATCGTTCCAGTCGAAGGTTGGGTCATGCCACGCGAGGGACGACAGTTGAATAATCTGCTGCAACCCCTCTGTAGTGCCTTCGAGGACAGCCTGTGTACCAGTGGCCTTGGAAAAGTCTTTAATAAAGCTACCCGCTAGTTTTTTATCAACTCCGGGGAACATCTTGTCTATAAGCCGCAAAGCTGGCAGTGCTTCCAACGAGCCGCCTACGAAGCCGGCTCCGAATACAGCAGCTAAGCTGCCGTCGATACCTGCTTCGGACAATGTCATTTCAGTTTCGCCAGCTTGCATTCCTACCGACGGAATCATTGCACCTATGGTCGAGCCTTTGGCAAAGCCACGCTGCAAAAGCTGAGCGTCACCTTCCTGGAAACCTCTCTTCAACATTTGAGCGTTAGTCTTTGCTCCGAGTGCTCTGTTAACCGCAGCTTCCGCCGCGTCGCCTGCGAAGCCTCTCTGCTTCATCTGCTGTAGCATCCTGCTACGAATGATAGCGTAAATGCTTTTCTCTGCAGCTTTCTTGGCAAGGATTCCGCCTACGCCGCCGCCTGCCATGGCAGCGCCTAAGCTAGGTAAAGCCTGACCAAAAGCACCTGCCGACCAGCGAATGAAGTCGTCCATGGAATCAATCTCGGAGAACCGCGCCATCGATACCGGGTTACGTGACATCTCCTTTATGTTACTTTCCACTCCGCTGTCGCCGAAGCCTTCAAGAGACTCTATGCCAAGCTCGCGTCCAATAGTCTTAGTCATGGCATACATAGATGCCTGGAACATGTCGACGCCTTGGCCTACGCCGCGGACAAATTCATCTGCGTAGCCTATCTCTTGGTCATACTGCTGGGTGAAATCGTTAACATCCCTACCAAACATCCTCCCTTCAGGGTCGGCCTGTGTCTCAGCATATCGCCGATCGAAGTCCTGGAGCGCCTGGGGAGTTACGTCCGTGCTAATGGGATCACGCATCCTCCCTTCAGGAGAAGCCGCCTCCCGTGCGTACCGACTCTCAAAGGCAAGTAGGTTATCGCGCGTTGGTTCGGCCATTAGAGGGCACTCAGTCTAGCAACTTCCTGTTCTATCTCACCATCGCTGAGACCCTGAAACGCTGGGAACTCATTTCGCATAGCCTCGTAGTACATGGGATCTCGTGATTTAGTGGCTCTTAACGTAGGACTCTCGCCACCCATCCCTAAAGTTGTGGTTCCAGGTGTCTCGAGTTCTTCCAAATCCTCTTTAGGAATATTGAGGAAGAGTGCCTCTCCTATTGTTCTCTTGTATTCTTTTTCAAAGCTATTACCGAGCACTCCTTTGAATATAACCTCATCATCAATAGCATCGGATATGATATTCAAGCTCTCGTAGCGTTTCCACAACGAAGCAATATCTAGTGGGTTGCCATAATCATAGCCGTTCATCCTGGCCTCGATCTCGTTTTCCCCGAGGATATCAGCAAACTCAATATAGTAACTGGAGCCGTTGCCCTCTTCTCCCATACGCGCTGCTAAATCCTCGGATAGCCTCAATATTACTTCTTCGCCAGAGCCCTCAAAGTAATTACGCAGCTTTTCTTTTTGTGACTTCGTTCTTTCAGGATCGTCACCTTTGATTATTCTTTCGAGCCCGAGGTTTTCACCATTGGGGCCTTTGGCGTGAATCCACACGTCCTGACCAGCGGGGTACGAGGCTGTCTCATAGGTAATTCCGCTGGGCATTTTCCCTGTTCGTATTAGACTTTCATACTCCTGGCGAGTAATCTCTTTACGGTTAAGCTTGCGCCATGCGGCAGATGCAAACGCACTAGAGACACGTCCGTTTTGCGGTCCACGCTCGAGAACTCTGTCCTCAGCAGCTACTTGATTATGTGTGCCGGGGGTTCCTGGCCCAGGCTGACTTAACGATGACTCAATTACAGTATCAGTAAGTTTCGAGTTACGGCCATTCACTGGCAGGCCATCGGAATTTACGCCGTTGGCTTCAAGTGGCTTAAGCTCCTCCCTCGCATTAATTAGTGCGTACGACTCTTTAAGTTTACGACGGGCATTGGCTGCGTCGAGCCCTCGAGGGTCAGTGGCAGGGTTAGCAAGGACGTCTTTGCTCTCGTCTATTGTCCGCTGCACATGGGGGTACATAAGGCGATCCCCATTAGCCTTTTGCTCTGGCAATAGCGCACTACGATCACGGTAATATTGCCCTATCTGCTGTGAGGGAGGTAGAGATCGAAACTGGTCGCCCGTGGGGTTGTTTATGTCTAGCGCGGCAGACCATGTGTCCCTAGTTAGCTCACGATTATCCGCGGCTTTTTTCGCGGCCCCAGAGGCCTTAGATCTCGCAATGGCTGCCTCCGAGACAAAGTTTACTCCCGGAGCAATTCCATAGCTGGTATCAGGGGAGGCAAACGTCGATGGAATGTTAGCGTCACGTATACGAGCCGCCTTCGCCGGGTCATCAATAGCGATCTGCTCTAGCTCTTCCCGAGACGGTGGTCCAGCTGGAACTTGAGCTTGAGCTTGAGCTGCAGGGTCTTGGGGTGGGAGCCCAGCAGTGTCAGGTGACGGAGCCCCGGCTAACGCAGTCATGCTAGGTTGCGCGTTTGGGTCGCCTGGCAAAGTTTGCATTTCACCTGCCGCTTGACCAGGTTGATTAGGCAAAGTTTGCATTCCACCTGGTCTTGCGCCAAGCATCTCGCCACCAGGTGCATCGTTCCCATACATGGGCCCAGGTGAAGCAGCGCTAGGTGCAACTCCAGCTGCGTTTTGTGCGCCCGCACCCAAGGTGCCGGTGCCGGCTCCGCCGCCAAAAAGTAGCATGTCATCGGCACGGTTGAGGCGTGTGTCCTTAAGTTTGGCGATCATCGCTGCGACTTCAGGTATCTCCGCGTATGGCATAAGAGCCTTGATAGTAGTGCCATAGTCAGCCGGATCAGCCGCGGCATACACGCGCTGCGCCTCATCCATCAGGTCTTGCCGTGCGAGTAAATCGTCTTCTACACCACGGCGTCGATTGCGATCTATCTGTGATTCAGTATCTAGGCGAGACTGCCGTTGGCGATTGTATGCGCGCTCGTTGCGCTGCTCAGTTAGGCGCTGCTCTAGTCTTGCCTCAGATCTCTTGCGTGCTTGGATGTCATCAATGAATCCGTAGCCTTGCATGAATCCCTGCATGAAGGAGTTGGTACCAATGTAATCACCCACGTTGCGCCTCCACCTTTTCGTTCAGCTCTTTAACGGCTCCAAGGGTTACGCCAAGCATGCTTACGACATCAATTGAGTCTTTATGTGTGCCTACACCGAAGGTAGAGTTAAACTCTTCTGCGTATGGCCCGATGTGTTCTGGCTTGCTACCTTTGTAGCGCCACTTGTCAACACGTACATTCTTCAATTTATCAAGAAGCTTGGGTTGCTCTTTGATTTTATCTTTGTATTCCTCGCCTGAAAATATTGCCATGCCGACAATGCTTAAGGCTGTGCCGATTGCTGAGTTCCTTCTCTGTGTCCTAGCAGCTTTTTCGTTTGCTTCGTTCACTAAGCGCTGTCCCTCAGAGTTGGCCATGCCAGTCATTAGTGCCGACTGCTGCCCAAACTTCATGTCTTCGAGTCCAGCTAGTGCCTGAGAAGCAGCACGTGACTGCTCGTTAGTCTGGCGTCGAGCTTGCGCTGACCCTGCTGCCTTAGTTACTTCTCTGGTGAGGTTAAGCTTCTGTGATGCGCCACGTTTTTGACGGTCAGTAAGTGCCATGCCCTCAGTACGTCGATTATAGATACCTTGTGCAACGTCTGCTTGTGCACCTGCCTCGTTCCTGGCTGCGGCAACTCTGTCCTCTCCCCCAACACGCCCAGCCATGTTTCTAAGGCCAAGCTCTAAGTTTCGGGTGGGATCGCGCCTTGCCTCGTCAATTGCGGTGCCGCCATAGGTATATAGATCCTGTATAGGATCGCCGTTTGAAGCGGGCCCAGTGTATCCAGACGCTTTTATGCCCGCTGAAAGGCTAGCGGCATTCATTCCTCCGAAAGGCATTATGCTAGTCCCTGGGGGTTTGTTTCAAAGTTGGAATAATTCGTGCCTACATCGGGATACATCATTTGGTAGTCGGCACTAGCCGTTCCTTGATCCATCCCCTGGGTGATGCCCGGAGGTCTGTTCATGTAAGTTTGTACTCCCTTCGCTAGCATTCCTGCTGCGCTCCCGTACATGCCGTACGTTGAGGCTTTAGCTCGGTTGTTCGCATCTGAGACGCCTATGTTTACGCCCTGTTTAATCTGCTGCGCTTGCTGCAGCATGTTTTGCCCCTGCCCGCGTCTTGTTTGGGTCTGTTGTACTGCCCGTAATCTATCTTTCATAGTCTGATTAGCAATAGCCTTATCGCCGCGGGCGACAATTCCTTGTCGTGCGCGCATACGGCGGACTGCCTGCTCTGTTGCTGCTCTGCCAGAAGTGGGAATCCCCTGCTGCGCCTCATTTTGTGCGACACGCATAGATGCCATGCGGCGGAGATCATGCTGCAGTCGGCTTTGTCTATTCCCAATATCGCCAATCTGTTGACCTTGGTATTGGCGTAAGCCCGCGCGTTCGCTGGCTAAAGCGCCAACCTCAGACTGCTCTGAAGGCAAAAGTCGCTGATTGCTGGGGAGAGTCAGCATGTTGCCAACTCCCTGTTTGATTTGGTCAGTTAGTCCAGCCATGTTTGCGCGTTTCCTTAGCCAAGTGCACGTCCTTGTGCGTCAGGCTTCCTTTATTATAGGGATTTTACCGCATATCAGCATCCTATGCAGCTTTCTTGCTACCTTTCTTTGAGGGTTCCGCCGGCTCGGGTACTGCGGGGGCTCCCTCTTCCTGTGCGAGCACCAATTGTTCAGAGAGCAAAGCCCTTAATATAGTCTTCATCGACACGATCGACTCAACTACACTGGCGGGGATAGATATATCTGCGCTACTGAGGCACTCCAAAGTGTCCTGGCATACTGTCTGAACCTGCTCTTTCGGCAGTTGTTTAAGTGACATCTGTTTTTCCTTTTAGTTAGATTTGTGTCCTATTACGTCACTACATTAATGTAGCGTTCTTCTTCAGTACCATCGGCAAGTAGCTCGGTAATCCGTGGCGCTGGTACTCCTATTGTCTGCAAGCTCGCTAATAACTCTGGATCGTCCATATCTACCGTGGGCGCTCGTTGTAAGTCTTCTCGCAGATCATTGATGTCTTCATTGTCTGTGGTGCGTAGGTTAGTGCGTTCGGCCTGAGTCAGCCGTCGATACCATGATTTGGCAGCAATTATTCGGATTGGTGGAATAGGGACAGCAGCTGCCGCAGGGAGAACAACATACCTTTTGTCTCTGTACGTGTTGTCAGTGTAAAAAGTCCTGTACCGATCATTCTGCTCAAGAGGCTGACCGGGGTCGGTTAGATTTTCAATTCTATCAACTACTTTAGACACGAACTGCTCCTATGGCGCATCGGCTACGATTTTCTTTGTTGGCAAAACTGGCAAAGCTAATCCAGTTGTTACGTCCATAAACCTGATTACAGGATTGGTTAGTACTACCCCGGTCCACATTAAAACATCGCAATTTGGACTCATCATAAAATTATAACCACCCCAGTCTTCATTACCGCCTTGTGGGTGAACTCCAGTAACAGCTACGTGACCTACCCATGTCACACCAGCGTCTTCACTGTAAAAGATAATGAGGGGTGGCAGGAAACCACTTAGGGTTACGCTACTTCCACCTCCCCATTGGCCTGCCGCGAGCATATATAAATTGCTGCTTGAGTCGGAAAAAATGTCAAGAAACTTTATGTTAGTGACTCGCTCATCAGACACATAGCTCAAGGCTTCCGAGGCTGTAAGCATTTCAGTCCAAGTTGTCCCATTAGTTGTCTTATAAAGTTTGTCGCCTTCATATTGAGTGACGCGGTTGATACACCACACAATGTCTGTTTCATCAACAGTAAGCTGAAGCGCTGAAGCGCCATCTGGTAGAAGCTCATTTTCAGTCCAAGTTGTCCCGCTGTTGAAAGTACAACAAACCCCCAAACTAGTTGCAGCAGCCATTGTTGCAAAATCATCAGATGAACCTCGCGTGTAGCAGGTTACGCCTGGCGCTGTTGTATATGAATAAGCAACTGATAGCGTCCACGCAGTGCCTATATCTGTTCCAGACGCATAAGTATCAATCGTTGTATCAGTCGTGTTAAGGCAGACCACTCTTGCATTTGCACCATCTCTGGCGCAAAACGCACTCACATAAGCACCTGTAGCATCATTACCTGAAATGAATGTGGCTTGTGTAAACGTATTACCATTTAATGTGTAAAAGCCTTCTACTTGTTTGCCTCCTGATGCCGCGGCGCTTATACAAAGTATCTCGTTACCGTCAGCGGCTCCTGCGCAGTTACTTATAGCGTATGAATTGAATTGGGTAGTGCCAAATTCTTCACCTGCTGCCCCTGCGTCTTGGAACCAAATGTCCAAATCGTCGTCTAAAGAAAGAACACGCACTCCGTCGTCGGCTATAAAAGCCTTGTCAGCCTGTTTGTTAGCTGCGTTGTCTTCTAAAGAATCACCATTAGAGGATATATAAAGTCTGGGTTGCTCTGTTGCTACAGCTCCGGGGTCCAGCAACGCTTCTAGCTCCGTATAACTAGCTGGTGTGATAATTGTGCCATCAAGTGGCAGTAACACTCTGCCGTCAGCAAGCGATGTTGCTTTAGTCTCAATGATGTCACCGATCTCATGGTTAGATGCCCCGATGACCTGACTTAGCGTTTTATTCGCCACTACACTACCTCCATAACTGTTGTAGATATGGCGATAAAGTGCGCCGTATCACCGGGGATCAATATCATATTGTCAGCAGCAGTTACTGAGCTACCAGCACCACGAATTGTCTGCCCAGTCTGTGGATTAACCTGTACTGTTTGTGTTGATGTCGTATCGTTGTGAACCTGAAAAGAATCGCCTGCGACTAATGTTGCTGGTGGTTCGATTGTTGCCGTTCCGCTGGTCGCCGTTACGTTAATCTTATCGCCAGCGACTAACGTGTACGTGGCTGTTTTCATCACCCAAGTATCGCTACTGCCACTACCTGCGCCAATCTCAAAGACAGTCGTTGCATCTTTCGAGTACAACTTCTGATCAAACGTGTTTATCGCAAGCTCACCCTCAACCAGATCGCCATTTGCTGGAGCGCCAGTAGTTGTCTTGCGCTTAATTCTTATTGTGTTAGCCATGAAGCTCTCTTATGGGAAAGTTCCACCGTCAATTATAAACGAATCTAACGTAGCTCCTGCGTCATTACCTGAAATGTCTTCAAAGGTCTTAGTCCCACCAAAGGTCTGCGCACCTACTGAGACGTAACCCGAAGTCGAGATAGTTGCTGCACTCAGGTTATTCTGCACGATAGTCCAGTTAGCAACGTTATTTAGTACGCCATCCGACTCTGCAATCAGTGAGTCACCAACCTCAAGAATCGCTGATCCAGTAGTCCAGTTGTAAGTGCCTGCTACGGTTACGGTGTAGAAGTCACCAGTCGTTGAGGTGATCGTATCCAAATCAGGAGAACCAGCGCCTGCGCCTGCGGTCGGGTCAAAAGCACCCTCATAAGTAAGGGCACCTGTGACTGCCCCATCAACGTAAGCCTTGACTGATTCAGATGAGGCAAGAGTCGTAGCTGATGCTGTTGCCATCGTGTCATCGTCAATAAACCAAGTCCACGTTGCTGAGCCTGTATCGGTTGTAGATACGAGATTGGCAATGGTCTTGCCATTCAGCGTACCCATGCCAGTAACATTCTCAGAGTCATCAATAATTATTGATGATTCTTGAATCACCGTTCCACTAACACCATCAAAACGAACCAGCGCGTTATCAGCAGGTGCAACGCCAGCGTTGAACGATACGTCGCCCGAACCTGCCGGGGTTGCCCATGTGCCGTCCCCGCGCCAGAAAGTAGCTGATGATGCGCTTGTTCCGCTGTTCAGATTGGTGACTGGTAGGTTGCCAGTGACATCGTTACCCGTACCAGATAGATCAATCTGATCAAAGGTAATAGCTTGCGTTGCTAAGCTGAGGTATGACGGCGTTCCAGTTCCAGCAGTAAGAGTGACATCACCGCTGTTAGTGCCAGTGAGGTCAAGCATCGTTTTCGCTGTAGCGTTAGTCAGAACCTCGATGTCACCAGTTGCTGCCGTATTCCTACCAAGGAAAGTATCAGTCGCAACCTGCGCTATGTTGGCAAACGGTAGGTCGCCAGTGACATCTGTGGTCAGGTCAACTGACCCTAACGTGATCTCTTGCGATGAGATCGTCAGGTAGTTAAGACCAGCCGCAAGGGTTACGTCGCCAGTGTTCGATCCAGTGACAGTCGCAGAAGCGCCTATCGTCAGCGTAGTAAGGTCAGTATCAACACCAAGGGTAGTCAGTACGGCATTAGCATCAAGGTCATCAATGATAGATGCACCGAATGTACTGATCGTTGTACTTGCAGGGAGCGTGAGCGTCTGAAGGTTAGTATCGAGATTGTTGATAATATCGACGTAATACTTACCGCCAACTTCCTCAATCGCTGGACCACCAACACCTATATAAAGGCGACCGTCACCGGAGCCTTGTTGCTCAACGTAAGCTGGCTCACCTTGGGCAAGAGAGCTTGGAGCAGCAGCACCCGTTGATCTTTTTAGTCGAATTACATTAGCCATTAGAAAAATCCACCATCAGTTATTGAAGACAAAGTTGTCTTCTTTAGTCCGCCATCAGTATTATCCTCGATGGGTGTACTGTCCAGAGCATCTGCTTCAACAACGATCTGGTTTGAAATTGCTGTTACATCAAGAGAAAGAGACTGCGCACCAGTCACCTCACCAAGATGTATTGTTGGATCGACACCATTGATGTCGATAGTTGTACTGGTAATTGTAACATCAGTCGCACCAATATCAACTGAGTCAACCGCTGTGCCTGTTCGTCCAATTGTAATAGCAGCTTCGACAGGAGTTTCAGGTGCTGCGTCTGATGCAGTCTCAATACGGAACTGATCGGTTGTGTTCGCTATGATCCAGTTGCCCTCATCGGCAGTTGCATCACTATCCTGCATGAATATCTTTGGTGCGCCGCTAGTGATAGTAAGGTCATCAGATATAGTGACATCAGCTTGAAAAGTGGCAAGACCATCGACATTCAACGTACCGTCAATGTCTGTTGCCGCTGACGTAATGTTGGTCGCAGTCCCGTCAATCTGTGTAGGCGTAGTCGGATCACCCACTATAAAAGTTGCATCCTGAACAGCCGGGTTAGGAACAGTCTTGTCGTATCTGGCTATCGCTCCGAATGCACTATTAGTGCAAAACACATAAAGACTATTACCATCGGGCGTTATGTGATTGCCATTCCACGGATTATTACCAAAACTTGACTGAACATTTCTAGCACCGGGGAATGTCATTGTTGTAACATCAAACGGAACAGTCATATTTCCGATATTTATCTGAGCAGTGCTGTAGTTAAAGATTAAGGACAGGCCGTCTTCTGAGAGGGACATGCCATTCATCTTGCCGTTAGGCGCGTTAGTATCGCCCGTATATGTATAGGTGCTTAGAAGTGTTCTTCCAGTTGTAATGACAAAGGGAGTTGCAAGCTCAAAAATTTTAACCGAGTAAGTGCTATCTCCGTTGTTGCCTGAGCCAATAAGTTTTGTGCCGTCCCTCGACATTTTATAGGCAGCAGTGCCCAACCAACCAAGTGTGGCATTGGTCACGGACTGTGCTGGGCCACCCGGACTACCATTAACGGTATAGGGTGATGGGCAGTTAAAAATGTCAACGCTACTTGCACTTAGTCGGTGAAGTAGGTACGAAGCACCACTGTTGATCCACTGGATGCCGTCACCGGGATTGAACGCTCCAGTTCCACTGTGAATTGCGCCTGTTCGCGTTGCGTTTTCAAAGTCGTATGGGCCATCTAAATCATAGGCAACAATTCGATCTCCAGACTGCTCACACATAATTGCATGTAAACCGTCATCAGATACATCAAACCCGTCCATGCCAAAAATGCTGTCTTGCAATATGCCCGTAGACTCTAGTGCAGCAGTATCAGCAACTACACCAAATGCAGTCCAGTCGGAGTTCATGCTGCTGCCCCACTCACTGGAGATGCCAACCGCTGACGTTTTTATCAGTAGCTCTGTTGTTCCCCAATTGATACCCTTAGCATTGTCCAGGGTCACCTCCATGCCGGAGATGTTAAGGCTAGTAGTGCTACTCCCAGTTATATTCAGGTCGGTATTGTCATGCTGGAAGTCAACGAATCCTGAATCGATGCCGGCAATGCGGATGCAGTCGACGAATGTCTGCTTAGTAGTCCACGTATGTTGGCCTGCAAAAAGAGAGGTGCCTACCCATTGGCCGTTTTTCAGCTGTAAAAAGCTATTTGCTGGGGCCCCAGCTACGCTTGTGTCTGATAAGCCTTCTAGCGTGTCAGATCCTGAACTGCCCTGGTTAGATATAAGAGACGTGCTACTAGACTGTTGACCCTGAGTCACAGGGTTACCAGCAATCGAGTCAATCAGGGCGAAGTTATTTTGTAGCTTAGTTCCTATGAGCCCGGCTTTCTCGAGCTCTTCTATCGTAACAAAGCGTTCTTTGGGTGCGCCGGAGTCGCCTTCGTACATACGGACGTGCTCCTTGAGAGACTCAAGGGAGCGCCGGAGTTCGTCGTCTTGAACTTTGGGTACATCGACTGAAGGTAGGCGACGTCGCTTCGAGCGTGCCCCAACGGAATCAATTGCCATTTATCCCTCCGCTAGTTCGAATATGTTCTCTGCTACTGAGACACGATTAACGGGGAGCGCACTCTCAATCTCTACTGAGTAGATATTGGATAGGTACCCGCCGGGGAGCCTGAAAGGCTCATCGTTCACGACAGTCTGTGTATGCTTTAGTACTCCTTCGGAGTATAGGCGGAAAATAACATCGTAGTCCTCACCCACAACAGGAAGTACTTTAGGGTAGACGGGGTCAGGAACCAATCGGTTCCCTACGGTAGTATATCTTCTAGTACCATTGGTAAACCGGATGCTATCAATACGACCATTGAACTCGCGACCAACTGTGCCGTCTGTACGACCACCAATAGTCATTATCGGCCCAAAGTCGTCCGGCGTCTGTGGTCCACTGCCTTGCTTTGCTATAAAGGCATAGTTAGTCATGGCAGCGCCAATGCTGCCAACACCATTGTACTCAGTCCACATAAATTCCATGAAGCTGTTAGCAACGAACTGAACTGCGAAGTGATACCACTGATTTATTGAGGGTGTAATCGTAATAGCGGTGTTGGTAAAATTGCCGTTACCAAAATCAGCTCGGAGTTGGTACGTTCCCGCATTGTTGTATATCTCTACAAAAAATGACGCAACATCAGCACTGTCATGCGCAATGATAGCCATCCGCTGACTTGCTGACGGCAATTGGCTGAGGTTAACGAACCCTTCTACAGTAGCAGTGCCAGCTGCGCCTATAGTATATGCTGCTGCTGAAGCAGCGTCTGGACCAAACTGTACGACGTCGCCAGTGCCGTCAAGCAGTAAAGAGGCTGTGCCTCCCGCTTTTACTGTGGTATTAAGCTGTGCATTGCCTAAGAATACGCCAGGTTCGTCTCGTGCAACTTCCGTGTATGCTGTTGCGAGGTTTATGCCATCGAACCCCGCGCACAAAACAACATCGGCTATATACGGGTCCCCTATAACTTCGCCTATGGTTTCGGCGTAAAGTTCTGCCTCGACAATCGCAGCTCCCATATTTACGGGGGATGGCATACGGATTTCGCCGGAGCGCCAGGTGTATGTTTGCCTGTACCCGTCGGGGTCGTTATCCCACGAATAAATGGACAGTCCATCGGTGAAGTACAAGTTATCGTTCTGAATGTCTAGGTACGTGTTGACCGCGACGTCGTCTCCGGTGGAAAGGCCGACTTCTTCGTTATCCGGGTCAAATACAATCAGTCCTGCCATTAGAGCACACCTGGAGTGAAGTCACGGGGGTCAGTATACGCCTCCGAAGCAAGCACGTAGCGTGCTGAGCTTAGTGTCGGGCCGCCATTATACCTTACCTCGAGGTCAAACCGGAAGGTCGCGTCTTGCACAGACCATATCAGGTCTCCTCCGGCGAGGTTAAACCAGTTCCCGTCCGTGCCTGGCGATTCGGCAAAGACGGCTCCTAGACCGGTAAGTGGTACTACATTCGTGACCCGGAACTCGTATAACGTATCAGCAGCGAAGTTCGGTATGATCCAGTCGGTGGATGGGGATATCTGCACTGGAGACAGCCCGAGGTTCTGCTTGAACATTCTGCCGTCCGACCCGACAACTAACCGTGTGACGGGTGCTGGTAGGATTCGTGAAAAGAACTGGATTGAAGCACCACTCAAATTCACGCCCGTACTGGCAGCGCCTCCGTCGAGATCTGTCTCTGGGTATTTAACGCCTACACCAAACGCATCTTGTGTGTTTGCAACAGTCTCACGTAACGTCCAGGTTACTGCATCAGGGCTGGTATAGACTTGATAGTCGCCTGGGTTGCCGTTGAAGCCAGACAACGTAACCACGAAGCCGTAGCCAATCTTGGTGTCGTCTCCATCGGCCCATTCAATTCTACAAGTATCGCCAGCTCCTACGCCGCCGTCTATCGCTGCCGCTTGCGCTGACCAATTGCCGATCGTGAGGATATTTGGGGAGTCCGCATACTGAACAGACCCGTTATCTGTGATCGCCACCAGCCGGCCGTTGCCGTAAGCCATGTCAACTATGCTTCCTGTGAGGGATCCAATGTTCGTGTATGTGGTCCCACCTTGAGCATAGTACCCAAGCTTCGTACCTTCGCAGACAAAAACAGCCCCATCGCCTGAGCAAATTGCAGTGACGCCAGCTCCTGCCCCGGTCAGTGTGTCGATAACTGTCCATGTTGTGGAAAGTGGACTGGTGTCAATGCGCGCACTACGAACCACTTGCTTATCATCGTCGAATGCCCCATAGACATAGGGAATGCCTCCTACTGCTGCGCCGGGCGAACGGACCAGGCCCATAAGCTGCTTGCCCTGAGTCGATCCGGGGAGAGGCGTGAGCCCCCAGTTTATGCAATCATTAGAGGTGCGTATCCATCCATCGCCACCTACGAAGATGGCATCGGTGATGTCCTCATACAACGCGACACGTGGACGGGGCAGTGAGTCAGAGAGGCGCTCCACCCAGGAGTTAGAGTCTCTAATGTCATCCGACGAATAAATATATGTCCTATCAGCTTGTAGAGATCCTTCCCCAACCACGGCCCATCTGCCCAATGTCTTGTGGTAAGCAGCATCGCGCAGGTTAACAGCGTTGGCTGGGTCAATGCCGCTCGGTGCAATGATGCGGGCCCAATTCTCGATGTTCTCTTCAGACACAAACACCTCTGGTACGTTGCCGTCAGGGCCACTTACCGACCATCCGGTGGTAACGACTACCTCGGTAGCGTAGATGCTATCGTTGTAAAGAATGGCTGTATCTTCCGCTACTAACGTCGACTGCCCTGTAAGCGCTAATGCGGGGGCACGTATACTAAGTATCTCCGCTTCCGTGATCGAGTAAGCTGATAGGGCCGACAAAGTAATAGTAACCACTGTGTCACTTGTGCGTACGACATCCGTTGTTGGTATATTGGTGACCTGGTTGTTCCACCCCAAGGCTTCATTGTTGTTTGAGGTTATGCTGAAAAGAATGTCATCGCGGACTGAATCAAACGTGGCACCTGCTGTCACCCACGTATCGTTGGTCAGCGTGAGAATAAGCGTTTTGCCCCCGGCCACTATCTCTGCTTCAAATGTCTCTGCGTCCGTCACCAGTGTTCCGGTGGCTACCACCGAGCCAGTGGGTTGAGGGATAACTGTGTTGTCTGCCCCAAAAAAACCGTAATACTTATCATCGTGGAACTCGCCGACCATCAGCTCCGGCTGAAAATCCGCCCACTCCTTCTTCCAAACGTGGCGATTTGTTGTAATCCGTGCGCCGTTTACGCCGATTTCAACCAGTCCGTCAGGGGATGCATAGTAGACTTTGTCGTTTGCTGTGGCGACAGACTCTTTGTACATACACGCCTGGTTGATCTTGTATGGACGTATGTTTGCATTCCGAGGATGTGACCCGGTAATAAGGTACGGGGTGCCTGTCGTTAGCACCGCAACAGAGTTGGCAAATGGAGCAAGTGCAACCACTTCATAATCAACTGCCTGGTCATATTCAGGTGGGTAAGCGTGTGGTTGGAATGGCTCGGCAAAATAAATGTTCTTGCCCTCAAATCCAACCATCATGCCATTAGGCATACCTACTATGCCTTGCATCCCAACAGGAGGGGGGAACCAGGTTGAACTGAATATCACCTCTCCCAGCTCAGCAGCTGAAACAGTGTCGACCGCTCCTCCATCCGAGATGACCTGCGCAATGGTAACTTCCTTGACAAACTGATACTCGGTGCCGACCGCGGTTGCATTCGTGCGGTAGATGCGAATGCGATCTATATTCCGAAAGCCAGTGGGTGCCAGGTCAAATCCGGTTAAGGTAACTGCATCTCCATCGAGTGCCTGTACTAACTGGGAAGGCTTAGAGGGTGGGCCCTCTTCGCCTACTGCCGAGACGTACGTATACACGTATGTGCGATCTTCCAGGATGTCATTGTCAGAGCTAGCCCGGTCAACGTCATAGTAGAATCCACCACCTAATTCAAACTTAGTGGCACCGTCAGCCGACCTGCCGAGTCGTACGTTCTCATGTCGGGTAACATTGTCGTCGTCCAGAAAGGGTACGCCCCAGGTGCCTGTTCCGCCGGTGGGGGATAACTCAAACAAGTCACTGGTAAGTGCCCACGACCAACTTAGCCCGTAAGAAGCGTCGAGGCGTGTGATGCGGATCACGTCGCCCTCGCGCAATCGGTGATTAGAAATCGTCACCTCCATGCCATCAGGGATACGCCATCCGATAAAGTCGGCGAGCTGTGTTGACCCCTGCTCGTCCATGGGATGCCAGTAGTTTACAGAAGTCTTATCGTTCTGCGCAGTAGCGGCAACAGCGCCAGTGCCGGTGGCACTTCCAAGAGTGAGTGTGTCGGCGTCGACTATACTTAAGACTTTCAACGTGTCGCCGACTTCTAACTGAAACGAGATGTCGCCAAGTGCGCCGGCCGCTAGCCGCCATGTGTCGTTCGACGTACCCGTTCCTGGGTATTCAGTAAAGTCAACATTTACGATCTCAAACTGACCTGTCTGTGGCCGTGTGCCTGGATCAGAAGATGTACGTCGGATATTAGCTGGGACATCTTCTGGTAATAGTTGTCCTGCTGTCGTCAAGCGTGTAAGCGGTTGGGGTACGCCAAGTTCATACGCCGTTGAAGGGTATGGAGGCGCACTTTGGATCGTGTTGTATGTCATTTTTGGCGTGCCGTCGCCGGTGTAATACACCCGGTCGAACGAATCGCCCTTGATTGGGCCGCGCGCCACATCAACAAAGTCTGTCCACTGGAACCAGTATGCTAGATCTGCGGACGTGTCCTCATACAAGAATACAGTACGAGTCTGATACGGATCGTTAGTGGCTGTTACCAGCTTGTTTTGCCGCCACCCCTCGAGGTCGCCACTGCCTAGGCGAACATTCTCTGCAGTTTGTGCTTCGCCGTCTGGAAGCTTACGCTTCGAAACTCTTGGGCGAATACCCTTGAATACATTAAATCGGAACCCAGCCATGGTTATCGCCCGTAGTCGTCGTAGCGGACATATGTGGAGCCGCCTATCCCTCCATAGGACATCGTGCGATTCGGGGTTCCGAACTCCGCATCTCCCCGGCTCTTGGCCATCTTCACTCCTTCGCGTTCCAATGCCATGTAATACTGCGCAAGTGGTGGGTTTGTCCAATCCCGCCCCGGCATTTTAAGAAGCCTGGCTAAAGCACCGAAGCGCCATATATCATGAAACTCGTCGTACCACCAATCAGGCACGTCGGTCATAGTACTTATCGGGGACACGACCACACGGATCTGCAGGGAGCTGAGGACGTCTGCATCGGCAATAGGAACTATACGTGGAGATCCTGCGTTGCCATCGTTTGTCCAACGTTGTGGGCTAGTACCGGTTCGTACTTCCCAATCTGGGAACTCCCCGTCGAGCTGACTTCTTGTGCTAAACGAAATTGACTTCAAGTTGGTGCCGTCGTTTGCATACTTTACCTCGTCCACGCGCACTACGCGTGTGTCGGCAGGAAGTTCAGCGCCAGGGGTTAGGGCAGGGAAAACTGCTCCTGTTGTCCAGTCGAGGAGGGGAGATGTGGTGTGTCGCCATACCTCTGTGTCTCGGAAGAAGTCGCGCATCGCGTCGCCAACCACATCTGCGATAAGTGGCTCTGGCGCGCCTGGTGCTTCAATGCGAACCTTTGGGTATACAGATGCAATAGCAGTCATTAATCACCGTCCGGGGGTCTGTTCATTTCCGCGCTAACCTCAGTTGAAGCTGCTCGTTGTAGGCCCAAAGCCTGAAGGAAATTCTGCCACAATTCTGCTCGATATGCACTTGGCAGTGTCTGTACAGACTCTTTGGTAAGTGCTCGATAAGTCACATACTGGATGGCTGCGTTGATGTACTCATCATCCAGGGGGAAAGTATTGCCGACGGCAGTAATAGCTGTGGGCACAGCTGAGTACACCACTGCCAGTCTTTTGTTGTCCGCAGCGGGAGGCGGATATAAAAAGTACGTTTTTGGTTCTCTACTGTCGTGACAATAGTGCTGGAAATAGTTAGGGCCATCGACAACGCCAGTGGCTAACGTGTATTCCCAATCTAAGTCATACGTATCTAATACGTCTTTCTCGACATACCTGACAGTCCCTTGTGGCGTAGTTCCGTCATCCGCGTAATTCCTACCAGCGCGAATAAATTTGATCCCCCCAGCCGGCAACACTTGGCGTGCCACTCGGGACAGTCCGGTATCTTCTATAGATTCAATTGAGTTAGCTTCTGGCAACAGGACAACGATCTGACGCGTTCCAGCGTTCAAATAGTCAATGAGTTCCGCATCTGCCCATCGGTAATTACCAATTTCTTCGTCATGAATGATGCGACGCGTTTCATCAAAGATATCCTGTGCAGTAGCCATTAGTCCTCAGCCAAATCCATGTCCCTTTGCATAAGATCCCACACCTGCTGAATCTCTGCAGCAGACGGTCGGGGTGCTTGTGGCTCTAAGGCGCTTATTACAGCAATTACCTTTGGCGAGCCGTCTGTTTTCAATAAACTTGTATCGTTTTCTGCCATCACTTTGAGGCAAGCCTGCTGTATATAGCCAAGCTTTGCTTCCGCCTCTAGTTTAGCAGTTTCAGCGATGCTTGGCCTCTCTGTTATCTCTTCTGGTTCCACTTCAGGCTGGTCATCGCACATAACTGCTCCAACACTAACAGCCTCCAAATAAGCATTTGGGGGAACCCTGCATGGTTGGCCTGCGCGGAAGTTTACAACGTAGCCATTGAGGCTAGAGAGACGGTAATCTCGGTTAGTCTGCATTAGTACCGGTTGGTCTGGAATCTTGAGTCCCTTCATCGGGGCTTCTCCTTTTAATCAAAAAGACCCCTCCGACCAAGAAGGCCGGAGGGGGTAGGCTGGACCTACAGGTAGCAGCCGGTTAAGCCGGAGACCCTGCGAACTCAACTCCGTCACCGAAGTTTTCGTCATGGCGTCCTGCTTCAAGATAGCCGACGATAAGCCGTGCGGCACCAGAAGTCGGCGAGCCACCCGTATGGGTAGGCGTTACCGAAATCTGAGGCTCAGCGGCTGTGGTCTCGAAACCACTGACTGCCGGCGGATTAGCCGGAATGCCAGGAGCGTCAATCTCAGCGATCGTCTGCGTGTAGCGGTTAGGATCCGTAACGTCGCCAATATCCAAATCGTGCGTAGTGCCACCCGCAAAGGCAGTATCTACGACGAGCTGTATATCAACAACAGTCGCACCCTGTGGAAGGTCAAGCACCGGTACTTCAGCTGCCGTGGTGGCAACATCAGCGAATCCGACTTCTACGATAGCGTAGCAGACCTTTTGTCGTGCATCAGTTAAAACGCTCATTAGTCGTTACCTCCAATAGCATTATCGATGACCAACAGACCGAAGTCTTGCGTTGATGCATCAATGTTGGAGTAGAACTGCGGCTTGAGATAGCCAAACATCTTAGCGATGCTAATGCCCTGCTGGTTGTCGTAATCGAAGCCTTTCTCGATCCACTCCGGCGCACCAATGTCAGCCATGCCAAGTGCCTGAGCACCCGCAAACAGCGTACGTTGATACGTTACGTCATTCGACGCACCTGCACGAGAGCCATCAGGCAGTGCAGAGTTGTTGAATACATGACGATATTCGTGAATCATGAGGCCATCGACCATGACAGTGTCCGTACCCTTGAACAGTTCGTTCGAAGAGCCACGTACACCAGCATTGCGGACGTTCGCAAGATAGTCAGCATCCTGACGCAGCTTAGCCATCCCGGTAGGAGTCATAAAGACATGGTAGAACTCCATGCCGCCTGGACCCTTAATACCGCGAAGGTACTTCTCTTTCGCAAGAGCTTTTGCTTCAACAAGCATAGCCCACGACGGAGTGTCGTCAGCGAGTGCTAGTGTGCCAAGAGAGCTTGCTACTAGATTAGAAGCTGCGCCATCCCACTGATAGTGACGTTGAGCAGACGGAACTGCGATATCACCCGCGAAATCCAGACCAGCAAAGGTCGAACTTGTACGAGCTGCACCACGGTTCGTATTACTATACGCAACACCAGATAGAGACAAGAATGCTAACTGGTCCATGCGATCTGCAAGCCAGTAAGCTAGGACATCACGAGACTGTTCACGGAAGTTCACAACAGATTTCTGATCAGCAAGACGACCTTTATGTCGGTTAGCCTGACGAAGCTGGTCAATCTGGATTACTTGATCGTAAGCCTTGATTGCTTCTTCGTTGCCTTCCAACTGGTTGTCGCCTGCCACGCCGTCTTCTTCAAGATCAGCTACCAGAGTAATTACTGCGCGAGTTCCCTTCTCAGACTTCGTAAGATCCGTAATACGCTGAATCATCGAGTTTGGACCACGACCCGTAAATTTGGATACAAAGCTCAGGTTACGAGCTTGCTTCCAAACATCACGAGACCATACGGTCTTCTGCTCTGATGTTAGCGCGTTAAAATTGGTGACAGTCATTAAGTTTCCTCCTAGAGACATCACATTTAACGGAACAAAAACAAAGTTGGCCATTATTGGCCGGGTTTAGTTTTGGCTTCTTTCGCCTGCCGAGGCGTGTGACGCTATTAAGGAGGACGACTCCGGCGAAATGTTTTACGTGGTGCCATCCACGAACCTGGATTATAGCGCATATACAAAGGGCCCCACAAGGGGGCCCTAGGGAGGCTTGCCGACCCCTTAGCAACTAATCCATGAAATCGCCTCTAAGGCGTGCCAATGTTTCGGCTGGTAACGCTTCAATCTCAGCATCACTCATCTTATCAACGTCGGGTACGTTCGCCCCTGCATCCATAGATGCTCTGCCTGCGCCGGCCGGTGACCTGGCTTGCTTTGCAGCGACACCGATCTTCTCTTTTGTCTTTCTCTTCGGAGCAGCCTTTTTTGGATCCTTGGGAGCTGAATCACTTTCTTCCTGGTTATATCCATACGTGGAATCCAGGTCATACAACGAAATGCCGTCCGCTAGTGCTGCAACAAATGCGTCAGAAGCTTGCATGGGATTAGCCGTATCGGACATGTATCCGCGCATAAACGTCAGCACCTTCTGAGTTGCATCTGCGTCAAAGTCAGGGTGGGTATCCTTAAATATAGGGTACATTTCTGCAGCCTGGTCTGCCAAGGAGTTCAACTCACTAGCAACTGCATCCTGGGTGATAGTCTGCTGTGTTGACTGTTGGGCTTCTACCAAAAATGATTCACGTTCTGCGCTACGAATTTCTGAGCGCTTAGTTGCTGCGCCCTTAGTGTCTCCGTTGAGAAGTAGCTCAGTGTATTCTTCTTCAGCCTGATCGAAGTCGTATGTTCCCTTCACAACCTCTTCAGCAGCAACCTCATTTCTTTCGAGCTCTGCAAGCCGTTGTTCGGCCTGCTTCATACGTTCGTTTACTTCGTTGAATCGACTGAGCGGGATTCGCTGATCGCGCGCATCAGAATCCTTTTGCTGGCTGGGGTCTCCAGCATCTGATTCGGCCACGTCACTGTCATCGTCTTCGCCATCGTCTCCTTCATCGTCCTCCACAACTTCTTCGGAATCGGGGTCACTGTCAACCTCTCCATCGTCGAGGGACTCGTCTTCGGTAGGCCCTTCCTCATCTTCTGTGGCTTGCTCTTCTTCCGCATCTTCCATTAACTCCGGGGGATCAATATCGTCACCCCTATCAACAGCTGAAAAGTCCTCTTTGTCGAGGTCTTCTGGGTCGCCACCAAAATATTCTAATTGTTCGGCAGTACGTTCGTCTTCGTTGGGGATATCAACCGCGAGGGTTGCATCGGGGGCAAGATCGTCACCCCGGTCTTCTGCTGCGCTAGACATAATAGCTCCTAGTTGTGTTTTACGCCCTCGAGGGCGATTATCAGGCTTTAGGTGCCCGGATACCTTTACTTATTGGCTTCTGTTTTTCATTACGCTTTTTCAAGCGCTCCTTCAAGTCCTTAATGGCTTTAGGCTCCGTAAAGGGCTTGCTACGTTCAAGCTTTTTCTCTGGTGACTTAGGCTTTCTTAGGGCCATCGCTGGGTTTCTCCTTCGTGGAAGCGTTGATTAGCGCTGTTTCCATTGATGCTTGCCGTTGTAGGGCATCGCTTACACGTTTAGTTGCGGATTGTATAGTAGCCACGTTTGACGCACCAGAGTTTTTCTGCTGCATCAGCTGTATCCTAGCCATAAGATCCATAGTATTCATACGCTCCTCGGCCTGCAGTTTCTCTGTCTCCATCCTGTATTGCATTCCGACTTTGGCTTGCTCGAGCTCTGGTGTAATCATCGCTACTTGCGCATCAACTTGTAAGGACTGCGCTTTCGCCTGACGTTCTGCGGCTTGTGCTTCCTTCTCCATAATCTCTGCGTTCAGTAAGCGCATCTGCATTTCGTCGAGTATCTGCGCGCGCTCGATCTCTTCTGGAGTCGGCGCGGCCAGGCCTTGTATCTTCTTGACCTGTTCTGACACATCTCTGCGATCTGGCAGCTGAGAGTTTTCTATAAGAATGTGATCTGGTAGCTGTACGCCAATTTCGCGCAACTTTGCCAGCTGTTCAAACAAAGCCTCATCGTAAGTATCACGACGAGGAATATTTGTGACCGTGACATTGTACTCACCCATGGTGAGGTCATTCTTGATCTCCTCAATCACTGCTTGTGTCTCAGGATCAATCTGCTCGTACGGCTGGTTTACTTCTAGCTCTTGCTGCACATCATCGCCGTCTTCATTTTTCTCGAAGATTGTGAGCAATCGTGTTTCGGTATAATACGCTTGGACTGCCTCGAGCATAAATCGTGCTCTCAGCTTCCGTGTGTAATTTAGGTGATCGAATATGATTTCCTGCTGCGCCATGCCACCTTGGCGCTGTGAGTCGATCGCCTTTGATGAGTCGGAGCGTTGGGTGCCGAGCATAGCTTCGTTTACACCAGAGATCTCCCGGAAATAAATTCCAGACTTCGCTGAAATCTGATCCAAGCCTGACGGAACTGAATTAGGTTGGATCTTCTCTGGAGCTGCGTCGCCCTGCCATTCCAGGACAAGGCCAGTTTTTGAGCCCTGCTGCACAAGGTCATCTGCGTCCATGTTGACAAGCGTGCCTGTCTTAAACATCCACCCACTGTTTGCAGTCGTGTTGACTACGTGCAGTTCCTGTGATGTTACCTTGTTGAGCATTTCCTGTGGGCTGATCAAATTGCGAACCAGACCAAACGGCCTGCCGCGTCTGAAGAAGGGGAAGAATGGGATGATCGAGATCTTGTTGAATATCGACCAGCCATCGTGCAACAAACAACGGTCCGCGGTGATGGTTACCCGTACTCTACGCTCAGGCTTCCACATCACACCGATTTCACCTCGCATCTTAATCTGGAAGGCTTCGGTTTCTTCCTTTGACCAACCTTCAGGTACTCGGCGCATGTCGCCAGTGGTGTTGTCAACAAAATAAGGTGTGCGGACTAACTTTCGATACTGTCGTTCAATGACGCGGACACGTTTGACTCGCTTGACCTCTTCCTCGGAGCTCTGGAAGAAGATTTCGCTATTGTAGTGGTCTCCACTGAAGTTAGGGGCTTCCCATTCAAGTGAATCGTGCCCAAAAGTTCCACTAGCAGCAGCCAGGTCGACTTTGTTTTTGTATTCTGGCCCATAAAAAGCTCCAATCTCTTCAGGAGTTAGCCATCGGCTTATGAACACTTCCGCCCAGGTGTCGGGGTCATACTCTTTTGCTCCCGCATCAAGAATGACATCAGTAGGGTCGAGAATTAGCTCTCTTATCTCGCCTTCTGTGGAATCAGAGAAGTCCATGTAGTAGTAACAGTACCCACGATCCTGGATTAATCCATCCAGGAACATCTGTTGCTCTTTGGCTTCTGAGTCATTATTAAGCGCTATCTGTTTGAACAGGAATCGCAATGACTTGGCTGTATCCTGGTTGGCACCTTTGCCCTGTGGCACAAACGAGATATCTTGGCGAGACTTAATGTACTCGCCTACAACGGCATTGACCGTTGACAGAATCAGGTTAATAGTTTGATGAGGTCGTTTTTGTGCGTCGAGTGTTTGCTGCGTTTCTGTTGCCCACTGCTCGCCGACGTAGAAGTTGTCAAACTTACGTGCTTGTTCGACCCAATCTAAATGGCCAGCGTCCCGTGCTCTGGTATACGCTGCCCACTGTTGGTTTACCTTATCGACCTCTTCAGGGGAGTAAGCAGGAGAGTTGTCTTTATCAAGCTTCTCTGCGTCGCCACCAAACTCGTTGGTCGTTATGAGTGTTGCCATACTTTATGCCGCCATGTGCGAATTGGATTCCTTATGTCCTGAGACATACCCTGCTAGCTTCTTACGCCAAGATTTATCTTTCTTCTTGGGCCTTCCAGTTCCTATGTATCCCTGGATGGCAAGCATTTTGCCAATCCACGCAGCGGCGTCTACGCAGTCATCTTTTACACCGTTCGGAAAGCGCAACATCTCATTTAAGAAGTCGTCTGTCCACAGGGCTCCTTCTGGCCAGAACACTTTTCCGAGCGCCATCAAGCCCTGGATGGATCGCGCTCTAAGTTCCTTGTCCGCCTTGCCGGGGGGCAGTGCCTCCACTTGCAAGTCATACATCTTCGCATCTTTAATGCGTCTTTGGAGAGGGGCATCCATCGTCATGCTGATGTGGCCCTTCTCTAGTCCAAAGCGACGTGGTTTCCATCTCTTGTGAATCTGGAACATCACATCAATAATTTCGTCCGCATTCCATCGGCCTTTGTAAGAATCAAGCATGTAGATGTTTTCCTGGTCATCAACGCCAGCTACGAGAAACACCGTGTAGTCGGCTTGCTCTTTCTTAGAAATAGCCAAATCGCCCGCAGCATATATATCTAAGTACTTCGGGACGGACTTGTAGTAGCGTACCATATTCTTGGAAAAATAGGCACCTTCCTCAACCTGGGGATTCTGCTGATACAGTGCCGCCCAGTCTCTAGGAGCAAGTGTCTTCTTGATCTTGCGGAGTGCAGGAAGCGGGTAGCGCTCAGGGTGCAGAGCTTCTCCCGCCTTACGGTATTCCTCGTCGTGCGTTGCGATCGCCGGGAAGTCCAAATGTTTCCATCGGTCAGAATCCTCTGGCCACACTTCCGTCTCATTGAACTCTTTCTCGGCGTCTTCCATTTCGCGCAAGAGCCAGCCTGATAAATCGTCATCATGCCAACGTGTTTGAATCACAAGAACGCCGCCGCCGGGGGCGAGTCGTGTGTATGCCGTGGATGAGTACCATGCCTTGGTCGCTTCTCGCACTGTGGTGCTCTCTGCTTCCTCGCGGTTTTTCACAGGGTCATCAATCAGCAAAATATGGGCACCTCGCCCTGTGATTGGGCCTCCCACGCCGGCTGCAAGCACCCCGCCGCCTGTTCTTCGCCCATCTTTATCCGCCAGGCCCCACCGTTCGACAGACTCGTTGTTTTTCATGATTTTCAGGCCATCGAAAAGCATGCCGAAGTCGGGAGAGCGGACAATTTCTTGGATTTTGCGCGAAAAGTCCATTTGTAGAGATTGCGCATACGAGCAATTAATAAACTCAAGACCTGGATATTTGCCAAGGCTGTATGCAGGGAAATATTGCGACGCCTGCATTGATTTTCCGTGCCTCGGAGGTACTGTAAGGAGCAATCGGGGCGATTTCTTTGCTACGACGTCATCAAGGAACTGCATCAGCTGCTCGGCCAACACTTTGTGGAACCAGCCCGCCTCATATGTCGGCTCAAAACGCATGATAAACGCCAGCAAGTGCCTTTTCGCCAACTCGCGCTTGGCTAATTCTTCTTGGGCCTTCTCGCTTCTGGTGCGCGATCGCTTTTTATCAGCTTTTTGCCTAACTGCCTTATCACGTTTTTTCCGTATCTTGGCAGTGTTGCTATGGTTAGCCCTATAGTCGTCTGAGGCGGACTTCAGCGAGAGCGCCAACTGATGTTCGCACTCCAGACAAGCCCCGGACTCACTATGCTCCGTAACCGTCTCGCACGTTTTGCAATTCTGCTGAATCAATAGTGTTATCTTCCCTGGCTTCAGGTGCTTCCAGCACCGGCTTTTCCTCAACTTCGTTGTACTCACCCTCAAGAGTGAGCGTTTTTTCCATGTTAGCAAGCCGCATTAACTCTTCCGTGGGTAAATGCTCAATTTGTCCACTATGCACATGCTGGTGTTGCACTTCAACTTGCTTTGGTTTCTCCAGCCCGTGCAATTTTACCATAGCATTCACGGCTGCGACTTGTTCCATGGCTGTTTCTGCGTTGTGGTACGCCTCCATGTACATATCGTGCGCTTCTTTGCGGCCGAACGAAACTTCCTCTGCACCCTTCTTCATCATGTCGACGAGCGCTGCTTCTACTTTCGCCGATTTCTCATAATTCAGGTAATCGGCACCGCCGGCAGCGGCAGCGGCAGCCTTTTTAGTAAGGCCTGATAACCGCGAGTCAACGTAGATGCGTTGCTTCGCGGTTAGCTTAAGGTACGATGATGGTGTTGCCATCTTCTTTTAGTGCCTCTTCGTTTGCTGCTGACTGTGCCGCGGCTGCGTACATGGAATCAACATATGTCATAAGGTTCGAGACTATTAAATTTGCCTCGGCCTGGCTCCCACAAACGCAAATCATCAGTCGCGCCTGGTCGTCGTCGGCCTTTGAGATCCTAACTGGCACAACGTTGCATCCTTCCTCGACTTCAATAGCAGTAAACAACTCTCGAATGCTGCTGTCTGGTCCTAATTCACTCAATGTTCTATCTCCATTAATGGCCGTGCGTGGTTTGGATAATGCACGCTCTTTATACAATGGTGTAACCCAAACAACTGCCCGCCTATCATCACTTGCGCCTCTAAATCAGGCAGCTTGCTATCGATCATCGCATAGCCATTGGCAATAAGCCACTGCTCCAAAGTTATCTCACTTGGATGCAATATCCCTCTGGCCACGTCGTACAAAAAGTCATGCGGCGAATTATAGGTCAAATTTATACCGTCCCGCGATAATTCTGAGCTCCCACTGAACTTCCTCTTGGGCGTAGTATCCTTGCTGCTTGATGGTATGTTTACGGTGGCAGTTTGCGCAGAGGATTCTACATTTTCGGATCTCTGTCCGAAGGCGTCTAGACGACCAGCCATACCCATCAATAATGAGGCGACTGATAGTGCCGTTTTTCTCGCTTGTGTCTTTATGGTCGTACTCCAAAACTCGTGGATCACGTTCCCCACATTCTTCGCACCCTTTTTTAGATAGGTACTGCATAGACTTAACACGTGTCTTACTCCTCGTTCTCGCTTTGTATTCGCCTGCACTGAGCCGTTCCTTTTTTCGTTTTCTAGGGTTCAAGTCCCCCGTCATGCGCGCTTTGCCGCCTTTCTGTTTCTGCTTTACTTTCGGGCGCGGCACATCCTCCCTGGCTTGTCCTGGTTTGCGCGGCTTCCTACACCATTTGCATACCGGGTCATAACGCCTGGGGTCGTGGGATAAATACTTTGCGTACGTCGAGCCTGCGCGCTTTGGAAAATGAAGCGCAGATTTTGTCTCATCGCACCTTACACAAGTAAGCTGTGGATAGGGACGCACAGATTAGGGGTCGAGCCCAAGGAGATGTTTCGCAGACTTGCAGGCTTCCCACTCTTTATCGGTAAACCATGAGCATGACGCCGGCTCTTGAAGCATGCGCACATACAAGCACTCATACAGCTCTTTGACGCAAGATCTAAGTTCCTCAGTTGCAAAGCCCGCTTCCACCACTGCAGCGTGAACGGCCGCTTCGTCGGTGTTATGAACAGTAGGTGGTAAGAAGCATAAAGTGCCGTCCACCAAACGGTACACCTCAATGTTTTCGTCTGCAAAACTAAGTACTCCGCAACTTCGTACTAAGTCACAAGTTGCTTCGTCCATGACATTCATAATTAAGTCTTCCATGCTTCAGCCTTTATGTATTTGCCGCCATTTCTTTTCCAAGCGGCTTTAGAAGTGTATTCCCACTCGGACGTGTGGTCGGACAATATTATGGACTCCGCCATTTTCTGTGGGCACCTATAATAGCCTGCGTCGGAGCGTATGCAAACTAGCTTCTCTGTCACCACGCCCCTCCCTCCATGTCGGGATCTTGGGGATCTCCGTCACGTAGCAGGCCCTCGATAATTACCTGGTTGGCGATGTGAGACCTGAGTATAAACTCATAGGATCCACCTGGGCCAACAACAACAGACTCGACTTCTCCACTGGGGAACTTCAGCATTACTCGAGCATCACTGAATCCAGGTTCATCGACCGTAATCCTCACGCGACATCCCTTAGGGACTTGGTTACTAAGTGGCTCGATACCTGGTGGCAAGTCAAGAATGGATCTCATTTGGGGCTCCTGAATACGTAGGGGAGGAGGAAGACTAACATTTTGAGGCTGAAAAAACTGCAAA